AGCCCTAGAAAGGGTCTAGAATCCGATATGTGATCAGGGGGCGATGATCCACCGGGGCCGGGGGTACCGGGGCCGTCTGTGGCTGCCTGTGAGGGCCGGGGCCGGGGGAGTGGATCACCGAAGATGATACCGGGGCCGGGGAGCCGGGGGCGTGCCGCCGATCATGAATCGGGGGTCGTCCGGGCCGGGGCCGGGGCCGCCGGGGGGTAATTCTGGCCGCCGGGGGCCGTTTTTGAACCGCCGGGGCGTGAAAAGAGGTTTGAAGGCCGTTTTATATAAACGTGCCGGTTTTGTCGCCCAATACGGGCCGGGATTCGGATTTGAACAATGAAAAAGGCATAAAAAAGGAAAGTATTATCATTCTACTGGTATTAACACTAATGCGAAGCGCTTAAGCGTCTTCTCTGGATTCTGAAAGCCCCTTGCATCCATTGTTGCTCCTGCGAGGTAGATCCCCGGATTCCCCCGGTATTCATTGAACAGTGCGGGCTTCTGCGTTCCTTTCAGGTAAGGGGCCGCCTCAAGGATTGCTTTTGGCAGTTCCCTCTCTTGGATGTATTTGTATTGGCCGCCCTTCGAGGTTTCCGCATACCGGAAAAACTCTACTACTGCGTTCGCAGGAACTATCAGAGGTAGACCCTTCTCCATTGCTTCAATCGGGTCTTCTGTAGGCTTCACGGTCTTTGTCTGTGGTTTCTCAGTGTTTGCCATGGTTGTTTTTCTCCTGTCTGACCGGGACCGGGGCCGGAGCCGTCCGGGACCGGGGATCCCCTGATCCCCTGATCCCCTGAGAGCCCCAAAAACACCCCTAGAAGGGGCCGGGGCCGGGGGGCCGGGATGATTCATCACCGGGTCCGGGCCGGGGCCGTCTGTGGCCGCCTGTGAGGGCCGGGGCCGACCGGGGCCGGGGCCGCCGATCAGACTGATCAGATTTTTGATCTCCGCGCATATATGCGTGTCGGTTAATAGGCATTATCCTATCTATACGCATTTCTTCACGCATTCTCGAATCAGGATTCATTTTGCTATGTTATTGTTGATCCCCGATCTATTTATGATCACTTTTGATCACATCTGGTAGAGTGTAACGTCTGGATCGGGATTTGACGCTCTCAAATCAGATGGTTCATGATCCATGATCCTGCACCGATCACGATCTTTATTGAGAGATCAAGGCACGATCACGATCCTTAATGGAGGGTGCTGCGCCCTCCTAGAAGCCTATTCTCTGGCCTCCAACCCTGCTGGAAGATAATGCGGCGATCACGATCCTTACTGGATTATGATACATCGATCACGATCCTTAATGAGAGGTCATCGGACGATCTGGATCCTTGCTGGAAGATAATACACCGATCACGATCCTTACTGGAGGATAACATCCCGATCACGATCCTTAAGGGGACGTAATCGGACGATCCAGAATTATGCTAGAGGGCAATCAGAGGATCCTCCAAGGATCACGATCCTTAATGGACGGACAATACCCTGGAGGGACAGATAAAATAGGGGGTCAGGGAAAGAGCGCTGCTGGGAGGATTAGGATGCTTGCTGCATTCCAAATGTGCATGCTCTGGACGGGTGAGGAGTCTCAAGCAGGAGGCCGTCTATCCCCTGCTCCATGCCGTCGCCCGGAATGCCTATTAGTGCGATCTCTAAGTCGCTGGAAACAATACACACTGAATCATCGCCTATCAGATACATCCCCTCCTGCACCTCCCCATACAGGGACTCCGGGGCCACTCCTTTGATGGCCCACTTCGCCACAGGGGTGTGGGTCGCCGCCGCCTCCTTCAGGGAGCGGTCAGTTTCAGGATTATACAGATATACAGGAGTTGTAGACCTCCGGCGATTGATCACATCCTCGATGCCTGAGATTGAGATTATCCTAAAGCAACCCTGTGCATCAGAGGGCTCACGATATGTTACGTATCCGCCAGCCTTATCCAAATCTATTCCGTACCGTCCTACTACTGCGCAAATCATAATAGATAATCTCCCTGGAACCTATATACAATTACCGACTTGATATCTTCAGGATGGAGGAGGCGAAAGGGAAATCATACCCTTAGACCTTTCCCTTTATCAAAGAAACTGAAATGACTTTTCAGTTAGTCGGTAGTAATGTCGGGGGAATAGATGGGGCTCCTCAGGCACAGTTTCTATGCGGGCCACCTCTATGAGCCCATCATCCTTCATCTTCTTCACTAACTGCCGCATGCTGTTCACAGTCCCTGTTTTCTGGTATGTGGCGGTTCTAAACTTCCTCCATGCTCGGTACAGTTCAGACACATAGGCTTCTTCATGCTCGAAGAGATATGCCTGAACAAATGCGGCCTTCTTGATCCCTCTGTCTCCCTCAATATCTATCTTCATCTCAACCTTCCCCAAATTCACATCTCTTCGATCTTCCCCCACAGTTGAGATGTGGCTTTTAACATAGCAGGATATGCACGATCTAATGCTGTGCGGATGTCGTTCGGCTTTGACCACACCTCTGCAATCAAAGTTCTCTGGATGAGGCACACATCTTCAATAAATGCCGCCAGAACCATAGTCCCCGGCTCTACCCTGTTGTCCTGGGCCCATGCCTTCACACCTGTAGAGATTGTCTTTGACAGTTCAGCCATATTCTCAATCAGAGTGATCACTTCAGCCTCTGCAGGCAGGTTCTCTTTTGAGCGCTCATCCCTGTTCGGGGCCATTATGGGCCCCCTATATACATCTTTAAGGTCGGATATGAGCAATTCCCCTTCTTCTGCTATGTGGGCTCTCCCCCACTGCATCGCCGTCTCTGCGGGGATCCCCGAGAATACCCATTTCAATGCGGCTTTCTGCATACAAGTGGTTCTCTCCAGAATCCATTCTACGTGCCTGACAAAGTTGATCTTCTCCTCTGTCAAAAAATACCACTGGTGATGTGCTTCTTCCAATGCTATTGTGGCTCTAAATGCCTCAGGGAGGCCCACATCATTTGCCATGATCATAATCCTGCTCCAGATGTATATTTCATTTCCCTTTGCTAGAAGAGGTCTGAGCCCGCCATACTTGCCATCGGAACCGCCCCCTTGCAATTTGGACGGCATATCCTTGCTTCCACCGCTCCTTTGCTGCAATCATGGCCTCCAGATAGGTTTTATACCCTCTGAGGTCTCTGACATATAACTCCCCTTCAATCTTTTTGAATAACCAGCCCATGCTCCCCTCTCCTCGCCTACAATTGTTATCCAAAGTGTACGCATTCTGGGATATATTGCTTCCGCATATGCCATAACATATATTGATTTGAAAGAAGTATGTTCATCCATGGCACATACTTTCGAGACATCTGAAATTCTTAAAAATGTTGTAGGGGTGAAAACCAATGGCACCGGCGCTATGCTCCATACCAAAGACCCCTCCGCCCCTGATGACGAATCTCCTGAGGGCCACTATTTTTACAACCCCAAGGGAGTCGTACTCACACTAGATCGGGGGGCACACAATATCGCTTCAATGCGTGTCGGCCCCACTCACTCAGCCTCCAATGTGGCCCTCATTGATTCTCCTCAATCCCCTATGACTTGTCTTGTTACTAAACTGAGAGATCCAGAGGCCCGCACATCTCAGACTCGTGTGTTCTGCAAATCAGATTCTAAATCACTCTCATTAGATACTGCATTATTTGGGGGGAGTGGCCATATGGGATTGCTCCGCTCAATTGATTTTAAAGATGAAGACCAGATCATTGCTAACCTGTACAATGACTGGCATATTGATATCAATGAACCCCTCGAAGAAAGGCACAGGGTTGTTCAGAGTCCCAGTGAGGCCCAGCAAGAGGAGAATGAAAGGAAATTGGCCCGGATGGGGTATATCGCAGAGGTTGTCAAACAGCAATTGTCCGAGGCTACCATCCTCCGAATCCATGAAGAAGCACGCCATAATGTGGATGACCTCCCAGATGTGCTTTACCGGAAGGTCAACAGCGATTACCTCATCAATTGTTTGATCCATGGAGGCTGCATTAACTCATCGGGGCTCAATTCGTGGGAAGACAAGTGGATTAGAGGCACATATACGGCTGATGTCGATGAAGACCCAAACCGCCCCCCTGTGCTCTCTTTCTCTGAGCATTATCTAGATAGTTGCGACCTCTACACCCCCAAACATAGAAAAGAGGTCACTATGGTTATGAAAAAGCCACAGTCAGCATGTGGTATACGGATGAAATATTACCCCCAGTACGCATCCGGGGCTCCTGTAGAAGATGAATCCACATTATATGCAATGAATGTGGTAGATCATATCGAACACACCTGCCCCGAATGTGCGTGCATCGATGAGAAATTCGTACGGGGGCATGCCCAGTCATCAGCATGGCAATCAGAGGACGAAATAGTGGCGACCCAGTGCGATTCAGGGCGATTCTACTTTGAGCCTGAGGATGTCCTTTATTTGGTTGTCGAGACCCAGTGCGGGGTTGACTTTGATGAGATCAAAGGGAAACTCGAAGAAGAAGGGCTTACAGAATACCTTCCAAAACTTATACCCTATGAAGAATTTAAGGAAAATACTAATTTAAAATAAATTAGTTTTTCATTAGTAGTTCGCAAGTGGAGAAAGAAAAGGGGCCCCCCCAGTCACTTCCTCTTGTCTGCAGGCGCTCTGTAAAGAAACCGGCAGCACCCAAAGAATGGATCTGCAGGATCGTGTACTGCTTTTTTCATATTGCGAACAGTGCTTTTTTCCACTAACCCCAGATCCTCCATAAGATTATACAACTTAGTGGGGCCGGTCCCCATGTACCCTATTGCAAATCCATCCGGCCTGAGAGTTCCTTTTGTACCTACAAAATCGACTCTCCCATCCTCACATGCAACAATTGACACCACCTCGCCGATCTTATCAATATTCTCTTTGATGAATTGCTGAGATTCAGCAGAGGTACTTGAGAAATATCGCCCCTTCCGCACATACGGGCCGGTCTCCTGGGCTTTTGCATCCGTCTGCTTCAAAATAAAATAGTCGTCATCTTTCATACTCGGGAATATGTAGATTAGATATATAAATTTGACCTCCCGTTCTCGGGGCGTGCCCCTCTACCAAGGGATTAGGCACCCCCAGATTACAAAAAGAAATGAAGAGATTAATGCCACCCTATACGGCAATAGTGTCCCAAGCAGAGACTGGGAGGCCCCAAAAAGGACTGCAACCCAGAAAAATGCAATCGCCATGAAGAAGCAGATAGGGCTGCCATATCCAGCCCCCACACTCAGAGTTTCCTCTTTCAACTCCATCCTCAGATCACCCCATCAACAATCATATAATGCGAGTCAGTCATTATTTGACGGATATCATCCTGAAATGCATCAAATGAGGTGTAGATGTCCGCAACAGGCGATGAGGATACGTGGCCCATGATATTGTCTATAAGCATATCATCCACTCTTGCCTTCCTCAGGTGGGTCTGGAGAGAGTAACGACCCGTGTACGCTCTCAGCCTCACCCCTCCCCCAGTATATTTTCTGATCCTCCGAGTCAGCCACTCCCCCGGCAGATCCACGGGTAATGCTTCATACCATGTCTCTAGATATGGTGAGATATCATCATGCCATGCCAAATAGCGCATCACCCCCCGTTTTGCAGTATAAAGCATCATCTCATTGTCTTTCCAGTTGATCTTAGCAGCATGATCTCCAGACCTCAAATGGTATGATAACTCAATTGGGCGGGCTCCAAAATAGAATTGACACACACACGCCGAATATAGTACCTCATCCTGAGTGTCCTGATATACCTTCTTTAAAAACTTCTTAAGTTCTTCAGAAGTAAGATATTTCTTTGAGTCGTTAGGAATTGGTTTCTCCGGCCTCAACAGTTTTAACTGGTTCGCCCTCTGCATCTCGCTGACCACACGAGGATCGCCAAAGTCTAACGCTCCTGTTCTGTACCTCGCATATCCTCGGATGGCATAGAAAAACATATTCGATGAGTTTGCATTCTCAATCTGCCGCCTGAATGTCTCCACATCATTCTGAGTGAATGTGTCGAGCGTCCGCCCCTTCTGCGCAAGCCACCTCCCGAACGGGCGGAGAGCCATCCGATATGACCTCGCCGCTGCATTCCTCCGGTTGTCCTTGAGGAAATCAATATACTGTTCAAGCGGTACAAGTTCGCCGTCGCCGGTAGGTTGTGCCCCCGGTAAAAATGGATTTTGGCCCATTACACTCTCCTCTCCTAGTTGGTACCATTCCCGTGGTTAATATCCTTTATACCTTTGCATCGCAGACCGTATATCCAGCCCATCAATTTCATTCCCAAAGGGTACCCACCCATCTCGTGAAATGCGGGCGAATATATCTGCCTTTGGTTCAAGATCAAGGCGAGAGATCGCAGGTTCAAAGAACTGGTACGCTTCATCTGGCTTTGCAGAATGCTTCCCTATGGGCGCAAATATCACATTTGGTTTCTGGATACGGAGCGCTGGGACTTTACCTTTCTTGCAGATCCAACATTCCTCCACCGCACTTCTGACATTGAATCCCATCCCCATCTTTACTTTTTCGGGGGCATTCTTCTGCATTTTAATCCAGTACAGGGTAGTTACATATTTGTAACCCCATGCTTGGATCACATCCAATGACTCTTTCTTCAATGCGGTAGGCGTCCAGTACAGCAGCAGGCTGTCGTCTGCCATAATGCTCGTGATTGGAAGGGCTTTCACCTCATCTAAAGACATCACAGGGTACTTCTGAGAGGCCCCCGATTTGAGTGAGCCCCCGGTGCGTGCATTTGAGAATTGGTGGGGGACATCCACCATTGCTGTTTTGAATTTACCTCTGTTTCCGCTCATATTTCTGCTCCAAGATAGTCACAAGTCTTGTTTGATGATTAGTGCTCTGGCATAACCCTATTGTGCCCACAAGTCGCCAGCCGTCCGCTTTTGCCCACATCGGCATGATTGTGTCCAGCCAGACCAAATGCCCCCCATCCTTCAAGACCTTAGAACATTCCTGAACTACCTTCTTCTTGTTGACGGGGGGAGTCCCATATTTCTCATGATTGCCTCCATATGGAGGGTCGGCAAGGATGAGATCAAACGACTCCGGCCCAAAGTATTTGCTGAGTTCTACCGCATTGCCTTGGACATCAGGGAGAGGATCAATATCATCTCTGAGATCAAAGGTGGTTTCACGAGTAGGATCATCAACCTGTACCATCCCCGCAAAGCAATGGAGGATCTGACCTTCAGCGAATTCCTCTGGGAATAGCAACCTGATTCTCTTCAAGTACGACGGGGGGTATGCACCATAGTACCTAGTCCGATTCCGGTAGTCATTCCCCATCAACCAATAGCCGCAGACACAACCATTTGCACTTATGAGGGGCGAGAAGATGCCCCTTTTCTCATTATAACTCTCAAGATCTAGCATTTCTAAATTCACCTCCGATTTACAAAATCTTTAAATACTTTACAACCAACAGAGGTGTGCCGATCCACAATAGTGGCGGCACAATCCATACACTCTTGGCATGATTTGGGTTCTGGCTTCGATATGTCCTCCGGCCCCGGTGTGAGTGGCGGCACACCGGGGTTTACCGGAATTTCACCTTTTGCCCCCTTTGTCTACATATCCCCCGTACGTTTCCCGGTACACGTTCATTCTCTCCTGAAAGTGCTTGGACAACCACGGTCCTTTGTCCCTAAAGTCCACAATGATTGCCTCTGTTTTTCCCGGAGATAACCGTAATGCTCTACCTACTTTCTGCACTGTTCCTACCGGCGTTTTAAGCCCCCCGGCCATAATAATGGCAGTCATGGTTGGGATATCCACACCTTCTCCCAGCAATGTGCTAATAAGGCATTTTATCTCTCCATCTGCAAATTTCTGGATGATCTCATCCCGTACCCCCTTTGCGGTGGATCCATGGATAAACGGAACTTCCTCACCAAACATAATCTCTAGGATCTCACCGTGCTCTATCCTTTCGACATGGATGTACACCTTGTTTCCTTCTTTCACCATCTCCTGCGCTGCTTCCACAATCATCTTATTCCTGTACTGGTTCGCCACAATGCCATCGTAATAAGCATCCTGCCAATCATTCACTTTCCTCATCTTCACATACGGAGGGTCGAGAATGACAAACCGAGGCGGGGTGAGCCGCCCCATCTTGATAAGGTCTACTGCTGTGATCCGAGCGCATACGTCCCCAATTGCCCCCCAGATCTTCATCTCATTCCCGTCTGTGCGATATGGGGTCGCTGTGAGGCCAATGCGTACTGGAGAGTTGTACATCATCGCTACCGTGTACGCATCATTTGCGGGGGTATGATGGCATTCATCGAGAAGAAGCACGGGGTAGTTGAGATCAATAGAGGCCATTTTCCTCTTCTTTAGACGGCTTGAGATGGTCTGGATGGACGCAACTGTGATGTCATCCCAGTTCTCTTTGAATCCCCCCCCGACCATACCCGGATCGATCCCAAGATTCTCATTGACTAGGCCCCTCCATTGCTTCATCAATTCACGGGAGTTTACTAGGATAAGCGTCCGATGGTCAAAAGCATAGATCAATCTAAGCCCTATCAGACTCTTCCCTGCTCCTGTAGGCAGACTGATTGTGCCCCCGTTATTAAGGTATGTGATCTCTGCGGCCTTTTCCTGATAATCATAGAGCGTTTTGTCACTTGTCCACTCTATGCCTAAGGTATCCCCCGGAAGTTCTACATCATTCACAAGGTGGTAGTCGTAATTAATTGAGTCTAACACCTCCTGTACTCTGTCCAGTACACCTACCGGGAAATACCATTCCCCTGTTTGAGCCCTGCATAGGAGGCACTCTTCAAGAACGCCTTCCTCTCCCTGAGGGGCTAATTTGCGTCCATAGGGGCGAGGATGATCCTTGGGGATGTAGGTTAGAACCCGTTTGAGCGCCCTGAATATTACAGGATCAAGTTCCCCTTTCAAAAAATAATAGGGCCGGGAAAGGCTCCGTTTGATTATCAGCGACATCTATCCCACAATCCCCCGCTCTGCTTTTCCTGTGCGGGCTTAGACTCTGCACCTCTCCCCGCCCTCGTATGAGGTTTGGCCTTAGAAAGATCAATGCCCCTGACCTCGGTCTTAGCACTGGCGGGGTCTTGGAGGTTCTCGTGCCTTCGTTTCGGTGCAGAGGCTTCATTCCCGAAGTCTACTTGAGATATATTCAATGCACGGCCCACTGCACGCTTGAAGGCTACTGACTCAGCAGTCCTTAGACACGTATCTCCGTCGGGGGTGCCCCTATTGTCCGCATCTCCGAAGGACTCAAATACACGGCCACTGAGGAGTGTGATCCTCACTCTCACCTGACAGTATATTGTTGCGCCCATGACATGGGTGGCCAAGTGCTCTACGGTGTACCCCCCTGCCTGATATGGACGGATAGCCTTCATGTAACCCCCTACTCCCATATCCGTCACAGGCTTCTTTTGGAAGTCCAAGGTGTATAGGTAGGATTTGAATTCTTCGCTCAGGAGGCGAGACTTGTCAAAAATAGGCATCCCATTCGCATCAAACAGTGCATCGCCATTTGCATCTACAAAAGATGAGGGGGAGGCGGATCCCCCTTCGGAGGAGGTTCGCATGAATGATCATCTCATGCGGAGGTATTCTTTTCTTCCTCAATCATATCCTCAAGGATGGACTGGATCATTGCTTTCGGGACTTTCCCATCCATGATCACAGGGTGGAGTTCTTCGAGGTTGAGTTCCTCCGGGGTGGTGCCACTGATCCTGCAGAACCCTGTAATCTGAGACTTGATCTTAGGAATACTAATCGTGATCGTCTTATCGTCTTCCTTGGCGGGATTCACCTCCGGTTCAGACGCTTCTGGCTCTGGGTCCGCAGCAGGTTTCTTTGCAGGGGCCGTCTTTGCAGGGGCCGTCTTTGCGGGAGCCTTCTTTGCAGGGGCAGGCTCTACATCTGGAGCGACAGATGTTTCTTCAGGTGCGGGCGTGCTTTCATCCCCCCCCTCAAAGTCGTCTACCGACATTATCTGACCATCCGCCCCAACAAACATACCACTCTCAATGATACAGTCCACATTGATTCGGATGTAGTTAACATCCTCGTAGTTGTCGTTCCGGTCAGACCCGATCTGACCCATATAGCCTACGATGTATACAATGAGGCCCTTTACACTGTCCCCCACCATTGATGTCTGCTCACGGGGGTCTTCTGGCATCGCCTGCACTGCCTGCTCACATGCAGGGAGCAGATCCCCGATATCCACTACGGGATGGCCAAAACGCTGCTTTCCAATAGTGGCAGTGACATAGTTGAGAGTATCATTCTGGTTTTTCTCTGCCAACAGGCGGAATCCCATGCATGGGAATGATTTACCTTCCTTTGGCCCTGTCTGGTCTTCGAGGACTTCAAATTCCCCTGCTTTGTAGTACTTCTCCTCTATCTCATCGTATGCAAGGATAGGTGTAGGGACAACGCCCGAAATGACGCCTTTTACAACAACAACATGCTTTTCATGCTGGATTCCCAGTTCTCCCGGAGTCTTTGCGAGAGTCTCCAATGCATCAATGAGTTCTGCACGCCCCACGGGTTCCATTGAGGCAAACTCCTGCACATTGTAGTTCTCCCACTTCTGATCGAACTTTACCATTATCTTTGCAATGGATGGGTACACTACATCCACCTTAGTGCCTCCCATCTTAGCACGGGCATCAAAGGTAGAAAGTTCAAAGTGATTCCCAGCGGGAGAGAGCATAGCGATCTTGATCGGGGACTTCTTATTGTAGCGATCATTTGACCCTACAATCACTCCGGTCAGGTACTCTGCAGTGAGATTTGAGAGTTCCTTCTGCAACCGACCCCGTGCGATAGATACTCCTGCACGCACACTCAGGGCATCGCAGGCGGGTTTCTGGGCGGCAAGAATCTTCTGTACGTCTATGCCTTTCGCCATACACTCCGTATAGAGGTCTGAGTCATAGTTCTGTACTTCAGTGATGAACGCACTCAATTCCAATTCTGCTACTTTCTTTGCCATAAAGCATCTGTCTCCATTTACGCTCTTTGCGTCAAAGACGGCGGTTGACGAGACGAAGGGGGCAGAACCCCCTCCTCGCTCCCGACTCGTCTACTTACCTTGTTGGCGGGGTAAGTATAAATACCTTCCGAATCCATATAATCTTGTATGGAATCAGCCAATCAAAGCGACGAGCAGGAATCCTGCCCGATTATCCCCATCACCGTGAAACTCAGGCCCAATCTGCGGCTTGATATCCCTGCGGTGGCGGCTCGTGCCGCCCGACTTGAGCACGGAGGGTTTGTTGAAGTGAAGATCACCTCCGTGGACCAGGAAACTCTCTTACCGGCCCCACACAAATTCGTTGCGAAGGTGCAGCAGCACAATTATTACATCACAGTCCCCAAGACCAACGGGCGACTCATCGGGCTTGCCCCCGGCCAATATGTGGACTGTTATATCAAGAAGGTGATCTGAGATGGCTATCTGCCATGGATCCAACCCTGAAACCGGAGAAATAGGTCACTTCTATGAGCAGGATGGGAAGATGTACCCGTCCGTCACCACAATCCTTACTGCAGAAACCCCTGCAGAGAAGAAAGCAGGGCTGGCGAGATGGAGAGCGAAAAACCCGGATTGGGTAGCCATCGTCAAGAAAAGCCAAGTTGTAGGGACTGTGGGCCATTTCAGAGTTCTAAACTCCCTTGTTGATGAGACTATCGAGTTACCAGACATCCCCTACAGCGAGTACCCGCCAGATTTATGTGACTTGGTGGACATCATAGCATATCAATGGGAGCAATCAGGCTTTGAGAAAGAAGTCGGGTACCCCCGGATAGTCGAATCTACCCTCATAAGTGACAGATATGGCTTTGCGGGTAAAGCAGACCTAAGATGCCCCCTCATCGACGAACTTGGCAATTCTCAACTCGCCATCGTAGATCTCAAAACATCTCCAGTGGTACATGATAGTTACGGTCTCCAATTGGCGGCGTATGGTCTGATGATGGAAGAGTCCCCCGAGCACGCCCAATTCCCAGATGTGGGAGTAATTGTGAATCTCTGCCCCTATCCAGAGAAAAATCCTAGTTTGGAAGCCAGAGTTACTAAATTCAAGAAAGAGGTGTTGTTAGATTATGCAGAGGAGTTCATTGCGATGGCAGAACATTACCACAGTCAGTTGTGAGTACAGACTCTCGATCAACAAATTTTTATCTTCAGACGCACTACTTTCGAGTTACCCCACTTACAAATCTTTCGTGAAATCCCCATATCGGAGGTTACAGAGTATGAATTACAAAAACAGATCACAGGACTGCTTTAACATGTCTAGGAGAATGGAAAGGGCCTTAAAACAGGCACTACCACGAACCTGCAAGGCCCTTGACAAATGGCAAGGGGTTTTACCCCAGACGTTGCACCGCACGGGGTTGTCGAAAGTGAGATTATGCCAGTGTGGTGTCAGTCACTCATTACCCTCGGACCACACCTTCATGATTCCCTTTTTCATGCGGGTGCTGGACGCAACGACTGGCAATCTGCCAGTACCGGCGACAAAGGGGACAGCAAAGGAGGCGACACCAACATGCTAAATAGGCTCCCTAACTACTTAAGTGTTTCTGATTTTATTGCCTTTGCAGATGCTGTAGATGCCTTCAATGCTACACTCCCAGATGGAAAACATCTGAACGTGTATTACATTCCATTGCGGAGACACACTAAGATCCCTGCTACCAGTAAGCCGATGTATACCATTGACAATAATGGGAAAGAGATCCCCCGTCCCAAATTTGTCATGAGTAGGAAGAGGGCGACAGACTTCCTTGCAAACAATTGGGGCAACATTGGCATCCTTGCTTACAATGACCATGAGAACCCCACATTGGCATTGTTTGATTTTGATATTGCGAAGAACCCCGAAGATGGGATCGGTACCACAATAGTACCCAAGGAGCAGATCTTTGAGTTTGCTAAAGAATACGGGCTCCCGATATCAATTACCCGTCAGGGAGGGTACCATGTTTATGCAGTGAATGACGGTTCGCTTACCAACGCCAATCTGATGTATAATGGGCGACATGCTGGGGAACTCCGCTGCCATAAGATGTACGTCGTTGCGCCAGGATCTCATGTCCCTAAGACCTCCGAGGATGATGAAAAGAAAGGCAAGATCCCTACACCTGAGGCGAATGGCACATACCGGATGCTCTCATCTCGACCATTCAAAGAGGTTTCAAAAGATCGCCTCCCCGGATGGCTCTCCCTCGACACTGAGATCAATAAAAAACGCCATAAAATGAGGCAAGTCACTATCCGCCCATTAGAGAACATTCGTGGCGGAAATGATATTTACAATGACCTTGGTGTGAACCTCACCACCATTCGAGCACGAGATGAATTACTTGACAAAATGCTCCTTGGTGCGACTGAGAGTGACCGCAGCCGTGCGGATTTCAAGGCGGCTTGGCGACTCCGAGCATGGGGCTTTGATGACTCTGCTATTGCTCATATCCTAAGAGCATACCGTTCTTCAGATAAAACAGACAGAGAGGACTACATCGAACTCACTATCTCTAAAGCAGTTCGGGATTATGAGTTCCATCCTTACCTCGACCTCATGAATGATCTTGCAACGCTCAAAGCAAACGAGAAGAAAATCGAGTTGCATACTTCAAACGAGGTCAGAGCGAAACTTAAAGGCGAGGATTCTAGCACATCCGAAGTTCCTGAGGGATACATCACTGGCGATGGGGTGTTCCATCTTTCAGATTTTCCCACAGTCCTGCCTGATTACAAATATGTGCACCTCAGGGGGCTGCCCCGTATAGGGAAGTCCCATTGGACACTCACTCAACTTGCAGCGGCAGGAAACGGAATCTATGTCACAGCAAACCACGACATCATCGCACAGCAGTTTCAGACATTCCACCGTCTCGCCCCTGATAAGACTGCTGTGTGGTTAAAAGGCAAACAGCGGTGTTGTACTCATACAGACAACGGCGGGAGGAAATTCAATTGTCTCCACTGCCCCCTGAGGCCCAGGAGCCAGTGGGATGAGAATGCAGACCCCCGCAGACCGACCGAGGAGCAGGCAGAGAGAGCAGTTTGCGACCGCCTCAAGATGGACGGGTACCTCTGTTATAGCGATGAGCCATTACCGGGGTCTCTGTCTGCTGATGAGGATGTGCGGGTCTCATCCAACATCCCTACATGGCTTTGCCCATACTATGCTCTCCGCATAGGAGCAGATGAGGCCGATTTCATATTCACTGTGCCATACTACACCACTGAATTGGATGAAATTACCAACGTAGGTACCAGAGACCTAATGGTTTTAGATGAGGATACTGTTTTCAAATTTTACGCCCCAAAGACAGTATCTCTCTTAGAATATGGGTTTGTTGGGGGTGTGACCACATTCATTATCAAGTCCCAACTTACAAACATTGTCGCAGCGTACGCAAAGATAAAGGAGGCCATAGAAGTCAAGAATCGCCAAACATATGAAGATAAAGTTATTCTGACAGTCATTAGTAACTATGAAGCAATAGAAGAGGCTATTGCGAAGGTCGCACGTAACGAGCACCCTGTGAAGTATGCAGTGGAAACTCGTGAGTGGCTCAAGAAAACCATCCTCTTGCAACTCAGCGGCAAGTTTGAGGGGTTATCATATTATGATCGGCTTGCAGTGATAGAGGCCATAGAGGAGTATAGCCACGGCATTGATGTTGCGTCTGACGATGATGGTGTTGTCGAGTACACTGAGGCTATGCTGTTCCCCAACAAAGCAAACATGGTCTTCTGGGAGAATGGCAACCCCGCCACCCTCTACCTCATAGCAGACGAGAGCAAGATCATAAGGACGCCCTCTGAAGCCAAACAATACCTCATCGTCGGGTTTACTGGAGGAGAACTCTTTGCAGAGCAGATGGCTCGCAAGGAATACGGCCCGGAATGGAATGACCACATTGCCAAACTACACATCCAGAAGTTTCCTTACGGGGAGAACTTCGTGGTTTACAGGGTTTCTAGCGAGAAGAAGAATCAAGAGAGGAAGATATTCCGCCAGTTAGTCCGAGCAATAGACACCATTGACAACGGGAACTCATGGAGGATCCCCCGGTTAACGCTCACTGCTAGCAAGAAGCATCAGACCGCATTTGAGGAGCGCACATCATCGGATACCGCCGTGATGCTTCGGAGGAAACATGGTCTCCCCACTATTGACTTGTATGGAGGGTTGATGGGCGCATCAATGATATTCTACTCTAACTCTAGAATATCTCGTGGGATCGATGTCCCTAAGATCGACCTCCTCATTGCAGACTCATGCACCTTCGCACAGCCTTATGTCAATGCCTCCATCGCCGCACTCAAGTCTCAGATGGAGGCCATAGAGTATGGAGCCGAAGGGGATCCAGAGGTTGTGAAACGCAGATTATACAAGATGATTAAGACTAAAAACAGCCTGCTTACGGATGAAACAACCAACGGTGTCCTCAGGATCTCCCCGGTCCGAGGGTATTATGAGGATCAAGCCAAGGCCATAGTCATAGCCTCTGAGGACTTTGATTTTATCAACGCAGAAGCATCTTCAAAGATGCACATGGTGGAAGTTTCCGACGAAACAGATCTCATGTACATCGCAGATTCCATCACTCGAATCCCCCGCAAGGTTAATCCAACACATATCATGCAAGTCGCTGCGAGTGTGGATTCCACATATGCACAGGCATGGGATGTGATCCCTGCCGAAGTGGGGGCTGAGATCATCGCAGGCGGATGTGTAAAAACTCAACTGCCCGATCTCCTCCAAGTACTCACTCCTGAACAGACCGCTGACCCCGCAAAAGCAGAATCCAAGATGAGAGAGGCCGAACTCGCAGAGAAGATATTATCACATCCCGCACTCCAAGCAGGGGACCGTTTGAAAATTGGTTCGCTCCAGAAATGGGCGTATAATCGGTATTCAAAACAGCACTCTCGTGCTGAGATTGATCGAGTGATCAAGAAACTTATTATCGGAAAGAAACTCGAAAAAAGCACAGGGTATGGGGGGGGAAAGACCACCGGGAGGAAGTACACTTTCGTGGCCATTCCGGGCTCCCCGGTGTCCCGTACATACTCAAACCGTTTATAAAATATTTAGAGCCCAATTTGGACTCTAAATCCGCCACTCCGGCAAGTTGGGTTCCGGGATTCCACTATTTTTGTTACGATTCAGGGTAAACGGAGGCCTCCCCTAAAAATAGCCTTCTCCGGTCCTTATAATAAGTACATGTGAAGGTATCTCGGGGGATTTTTAGCCCTTCTTTTGCTCTCATTCTCTATCAGATACCCCAAAAATGGGATCCCAACTTGCCGGAGCGGTATTTTATTTTCTGATTGAGGGCCGTCAACTTCTGAAAAATTTCAATTTTCCATGGAGGCGAGGCGCAAGAGGGAGATGAACCTCATCGTTAAATTGATATGTCTAGAAGGTAAGGTATGTGATATGCCTACACCCACTGAGTGTCATGAAAAACCTGCGGAGCCACAAGATTATGTGCAAACCTCTATTGCGCTCCCAAGATATTTGCGAGATTTTGCGAAATCTAACTCTATTTCTATGGCTGCGACACTGAGAGCCGTATTAGAAGATGCGTATCAACAGAAATGTGATACACTCACCCCTCGCCTAATCCAAATCCCTACACGTAGGAGGCGTCCGATGACAGAAGGCATGGAGGTTGCGAGGCATACTGTGATATCATACCCTGCACTCCGCCTTGGTCAAAGAGTCAAGGTCTGCACCCTTAAACGGTGGGCAATAGAAAAGAGCAAGGGGAAATGTACAGCGAGGGATATTGGGGGCGCATTATACCAATACACTCAAGATAGAGTGTTGTTAGATAAGGTCGATATTGATCGACGCAGCCCCGGCTCAAGGAAGACATTCAGGTATGTGTCTTTAAATCCCACATTACTCCCCAAGAAAGGCGAAGAGCAATGAGGGAAGATGCCTGCACCATGTCCGACTTCCTTAATCGGGCTCAGAATAGGTCTCTAATGATAGAGAGGGGGTTTGAGAATCCTTTTGAATCTCAACCTCTCTCAAAGAAATCACAGACCTCATGGAGGGATAGGGTCGTCCCTCCCCGAATGGATCGCGCAGAACTTGTGGCCCACTGGATGAAAGTGGCCTCAGGAGAGATAGTGCTAGAAGAAAACTTGGGATGTCATTGGTGTGCGTATGCAGAGGCAGTTAAGAATGACCCTCTAATCGCAGGGATGTATAGCCATGTGCTCTGCAACAATCCTGATGTAATCGCCTCTGAGGATTATTCTGACCGGCTTGTGGAGCAGGCACATCGCAGATGCATCCCTCGTTTCAACTTCAAACCTCGCGGGGTTCATGTGATGGCAGAGGGGTACTTTGATTGGGAGCCTGATCCAGACTGTATTGCTCGAATGCAGGCAAAAATAGATGAGATAAATAGTTGGGACACGCACCCTTCGGAGGCCCCCGCAAGGGATGGAGAAGAGAGTGTGGAAAACACCTTATCACCAGACCCCTGTAGAGCCTATCAGAGCACTCTATTTTCCTGAGGGGGTAGACTTACCCCCCCCCACAGGTTACGAGGGACGGAAGATATGTTCTAGAGCCTCTCAGGTGATACTGCCCCTCGCCCCGCTCCCCGTAAATGTACTGAGAAGAATCGGGAGGCCGATGCTGATCAGGGTGGACATGCCATACCCCATGAGCCCTGCAGAAACAGTTCTTCCAAGACCTACTTTCCCCAGTAAGCCTGCCACCCCAAGGCCAAGAGAGGCCCCACCTATGACTCCCACAGCCCTTGTAGTGGGTGACGCCCACGAGATGGCTGCTCCTTCTTTTCCTGAGAGTTTGTTAATGATAAGGAGTTGGCACCCGCCCACTGCTGTTGCAACAGACATTGCTGCAGTCTCCCTATCATTGAAGATGAATCTGTCTCCTATAGCGTCAATGGGAGATTTATGGTGATATCCCATAGCAGTGCTAGTCATACTCGATACCTGGAGTAAAAAGTATTAATAGATGTCGCTGCCCTCTTCGGGGTCCATATCGTCCTTGCTATGGTCCCTATATCTGCTCCGCTCCCGATGGGGGAAGCGTCTCTTGATTGAATCCTCAGGTACTGGTTCTCCTCGCATAAATTCTAAAGAGGCTGCGATGTTGTCGGGGTAAAAGGGGGCCTGTTCCATTATGTCATTTTCTTTAAACCACCGATACCAATAGCATCTCCCGACGTGGCCTCTGAGGGATTTGTATGATCCAAACGTCTTGCCGCAACCCCAGCAATACAATCTGTACCCCATAACTAAAATTCTACAGGAGAGCATAAAAAGGGAGCGATGGTTCCACAAAGAGTGTGGTGGGTGGTGAAAACCATATGCGTGGATGTTGTGGGGAAACCATCTCCCAATATATTTATTGGTGAGAGCGAGTATATCAGAGTTTGGGTTTGAGATTAATGGATGTCAAATATCGGTTAAAATCTAATCGGGATATTGAGTCTGAGTTTGAAGAGAACATGGCTGCTGTGGAAGCGCAAGTCGGTGCTGAACTTAGGCGGCTGACTAAAAAATATGCTATCCCTGCAGAGGATGTAATCGAAGTAGTGGAGGATGGAGAACCATTGTACGATCAGGATGAGATCGCATCCTATTTGGGGGAAGTTGGCTGCCCCATTTGCCAAAAGGGGGATAAAATATTCTTAGGGGACATATCGGAACCCTCGGCAGGTGCAGGGTGCCGATTGAAAGAAGGCTCTTGCGAAAGGGAGGGGGGAAAGAATATCGGGAGTTTCCACACTCATCCCGTGGGCGGGACCACCCCCTCAATTGCAGACATTGAATGTGCAATCTCAAAAGGCGAAGAGATTATGTGCATTGGAGGGATAGTGGATGGAGAATACCAGATCTCCTGTTACTCCCCCAAGAGCCATGTGAGAAAAAAGGGCACATTGGGCTGTAATGTAGTGAACAGCAGATATTACCCCGATCTTTCAGATATACCCTCAGTGGGGATGCTAGAATTTTTCAGAGAGGTGCCTCCTTTGAATGCAGAAGATATTCTGGACGATCTGAAATCTATGGAGTCTATGGAGAAAGAAATTGCCCATAGGATTGCAGATTATCATTTCATTGATATTGACGATGAAGATATGCCGGGACTGATCTCTGAATTTAAAGAGGCACTTGAAATGGGAGATATCCCCCCAGAGTACTGGAATGGCGAAGAAGAAATAGAGGGGGAGATGGACTCCTTAGAGGTATTTGCAGGGAAGATGTTACGGAGAGTAGAAGAGAGGAAAAAGGAACATTTGAGTAGAGACATGTACATAAAGGAGATGTAATGATGGAAGTAGAGCAAGTAAAAGGAGAATCAGGAGCCCCTACATTTGTAATCCCCCTAAGAGAAGGGACACAGATGGAATGCGGGAAGACATATGAGGTAGTAGTCAAACCCTCTGATGGTGTTATAGACCTTGGAGCAGTTGACTATAACAAAATCAAAGATGCAGTGACAATATTTACTGGATGTCATGTTGTGTACCTGCAAACCTCCCCCCTAGAGTGTGTTGTTCGCTGGAAATGCCATGATTCCTGTCCTCATGTTGGAGAGCACACAGTGCATGCAGTTGCTAATGCCATTGCAGGGGCAGTTGCTTCACCGACTTCTGCTGTGGAAATCTCTAGGGTGGGATGTATCTGGGTACAATCAAATTCACTATATCTTGTGGCTGGGGCAGCAGTAGTTGCTGCAGGGGCATTGGGTGTGGGGCTTACCAGACGATGGTGGAAAAAAAGGAAAGATTAAGCCCCAACTACAAGGAATGAGATAACCGTCTCATCCACATCTGCAGTCAAAGCATCGGACCATGTAGAGCCGTCACTCTTTTTGATCGTAACATCAATCTGGTTGGGGGTCGTAGCGACCCCGTATACAAGCGCCAATGCAACGCCAGCATCCAGATTGGGGTTCCGAAGAGTTCCGATAACATAGTCAATTTTGTTGACTTCACTCACAGTAATGGCTGCCGCCCCCGTAGTGAGGGTAGGGGCCTGCACCTCGACTGCAACGGCCTTCTTACCCCCTGGCAGGAGCGCAACAATACCTTCAACCTGCGCCATAATTCTTCACCTCAGTGAGAAGATTACGACCTGCGGCACTCGGTGAGCGTACCCATGTGGTTGTATTCGTAGAACACAACGCCGAGCCACCGGAGGTTGGAAACGCCGGACATCTGAGGCATAACTGACACTTCCGTACCCACGTCATGAGTAAGCGGAATGATGCCTGGAGTGTTGTAGATGTACACGGGGCGGTCGGGGTCAACAGCAAGATCAACCATCGGACTGAGCGCAGTCGGGGCGTACAGATCCATCTGCTTGGTCTTGACGTGCATGTGACTGATCTTGGGGGCCGTTCCTACCTCGAAAAGACCGTTGTGGAGCAGCATTGCCGCCATGTAGTTGTTGTTGTCCTTCCGGGCCTCGTAGTAGTTGGTGCCATCGCCAAACAGGTACGCAGGAACACCCGCAGTGAGGTTGATATCCCAAGAGTTATCCTCATATCCCGTATAGCAGGGGTTGCTTGTATCGGCAGTATTCTTCCAGAACAGAGCCTGCGGAGTGATGATATCGGCCACAATGGAGTTCTGGGTGCCGGGATGCTTAACGACCTTCTCGGTCGGGAACAGAGCCTTGACCACCGCTGCCATCTTGACGATTGCATTCTCCTGCTGGAGCAGGGAACGGGCAAGAATCGGACTCGTGTACTGGAGCATGTTTGCATGCCTGCGAACCATCTTCGAGATTGCGGTCTCTTCGGGCTCAGAAAGCACTTCAAACTCAACATCAGTACGCCCTCCAGAGAAGAAGGGGATACCGCCGGTGAGTTCATCGTTGAAAATTTCTCCGATCTTCATGGTGCGTTACACCATAGTCTCGAAGGCACGGTAGATATATATAGGTATGTTACCCAAGAGACACATGGGTAACATGGTCAACTCACGAACTTGGAAGGATGATCGGGTAGTAATCCGATGCAAATCAAGTACACGTAAGGATTTCAAGGTAGTATGTGGGTATTTTAAAGATTCAGAGGCGGCGCTAACCTATCTGATATCGCAATTCGATCCAAATGTATTGAGAAAAGGAAAAGGGGATTTGCTCTAGGTTTAGAGCAGGTTGGTAGCCGGATCTACCACATTGTAAACCTGCCCTGCAGGGGTGTCATATGCGAGCACTCCTGCGGGGGCCGCAGTCTGCACCTGAGAGTCTGCCTTCGCACGGGGCGGGGCTGGGAGTCTAACCACTCTCAGCGGGGGCTGAAAGTAGCCACTCGCCACCCCCGTAACAATGGCTGGAATCCCATACGAGACCGCAGCGAGTTGAAGTTTCGGATTGGTGATCCCCTTCCCATACAGTGCCCCGGCAACACCAGCAAGGGTTGCGACAAGGCCAGTGCCAATGCCAATAACACAGGACGGGGTTCCCCACTGCCCCAACTGGGGGATAAGGGGTTTATGGTTTCTGTCAACGTACTCCCGAAGGACAAAGGTCTGGGCAGAACCGATGGCCGCCCCAACACCCATAGTGATGATGTCGTCTTTCCTCATAGCAAATGGGTATCGACAGTAATATATATAAAGTTATTCTCAAACCGAGAGGAGGTTAATGAGATATTGCAAAATGCGGGGTCTACAAGGGGGGTTCAGGAGAGAACAAATAGAGGGGGATAAATTATAATTATGTTGGACCATTGTGTGATACTATACAAGATATGTAAGGGGTTATTTTTTAGGAGTAACTAACTCGACTGTAGTGTTCAAATTTTTGACCAAGTACCCCAAGACTCCTATCGCTGCAATTGCCACCCCTCCAATAGCAACGTACTTCACCCAATTGTAATCCTCTTTCTCTTTCTCGAACTGTTGAGTATTAGGATTCCATGGTTTCCATTCGTTCCCTTTAGGTGTGTGAGTGCCAAAAGCAAAATTGAAATCGCCGGGGATAAGGGGGGAAATGGCTTCTAATCCCATAAACCCCCCTGTGATCGCGCCCGCACCGCCCGCCCCCGCAAGCCCAACAGATAATCGTGGGTATTTTCGGATTAATGAAGGGGAGCGATCATAGATATCTTTGCCAACTCCTGCCACTTTATGGGCTGTATCTTTTGTAGCGGGGGCTACTTTTGAGGACAATCTGGAGATTTCGGTGGTGAGCACACCAAGCCCCTCCTTTGCAGATTTCGCCCCTGTTTTCGCAATCGTGGTACCTATAGCCATGATGTATCGTTCATTACATAGGATATATATGTTCGGATCTCCAATACGCCGGAAGGAGAGAAAAACAATGACTGTGACTATCCGTGGATTTGTCACTGATTCTCAGGGAAGAGGATTAGATAACACTACAGTGATTTTCGGGGATAAAATCATCTTGTGTGCGGGGGACGGGTCATTTACAATTGCAGGCGTCCCTAAAGGGAGATGTGAATATAAAATATTGCATCGAGACCATCCGACAGTACGGGGAAGCATGGATGTGCAAGAGGATGCCGCATTTATGTTCCAAATGCGGGGAATTTCATCTCAGCAGCCTGCATCAGATATTTCCGGGATCCGGGGGGTGAAGAGAGATGCAGAGGAATGGCTGCTTGAGTCATATTCCGATGTAGCGGGAGTAGGGATTTCCATTGATCGGACTGAAATCCTAGTGTATGTTAAAACAGAGGAAGATGGAGATGTCCCTGATATCCCAGAATTGCCTCAGATGATAGGGGGGTTCCCGGTGCGGAAAGTTGCGATGACCTCTCCGGTCCGGCCCCCTACGTCTTCGGAAATCCGCACGAGGGATAAATTCCGCCCCATATGTGGGGGGATCAGCGCAGCACACTATGAAACTCCTGCAGGGACATTAGGGGCGGTAATGTATGATAGGAACACAGAACAGCCGGTCTTTTTATCTAATAACCATATCTTTGCACGCTGCTCTTCGACCCACTCGCCTCGTGCGAGAATAGGAGATCCTATCCTGCAGCCCAGTCCTGCTGATGGGGGTACGCCAGATGATATCATAGGTGAACTGGCGAGATGGATTCCATACCGCCTAGATGGTGTAAATCTAGTCGATGCAGCCATTGCATCTCCTCGGCCTAAAATCAGCATGGATGGCAGGATATTTATGGGTGAAAAATTAGAGCAGATAAACGGCATCAGGGCGGTAACTCAGCCAATCCGGGTGAAGATGTGTGGACGCACAACCGGGTGTGGATGGGGGCGAGTAGTGGACTGGGATTTCACAACAATTATGGAATATCCTACAGGGGAGAACGTCAAGTATGTAGATCAGTTGCTCATAGATATGCCTGCGGAAGCCGGGGATTCTGGGGCTGTCCTCTTAGATGATGAAAATAATATCGTGGGATTATTGAATGGGACTACTGTAATTGATGGGAAACATTACACAGTAGCCAATAAAATCCGTAATGTTATGGAGTCATTAGACCTAGAATTGCCAAAAGACTGCGAGGGTCGGAAGGATAGGCGCTTTGGAGCCGCAGTTGTGGGCTCGTTAGTTTTTTTGTACGTGTGGATGTCGCATATAAATAGAGATTGAGGGGGATGGGGCATCACCACCACTTTGAGTTCCACACCTCGCTTTTAGTTTTGGCTCTATCCACGGCATCGAGACGGGCGTCATCTAACATATCCTCCATCTGTTCTTCAGAACATTCATGCGCCATCTGGCAGAACTGAGATTCATGGACTTTAGATACAAGTTCTGGATATCCAGCATCTTCTAAAGCAAACTTAAGCGTTTGAAGATCCCACTGCCCTTTACTTTCGGGATCATGATATATACAGGCATCATCAAGAATAATCTCCTCAATTTCATCAGGGGCTATGTAGATAGGAGCGTTATCCCCGCTAACTAACAAGATTTCCCTTTCAGATGCATATGAGGGATGGATTTTGGCTCTCCGTTCCACGTCTCTTTGGCCGATACATTCACACTGTTGAGGGTATTGAGTGTGCAATTCTTTCATTACCTCAATAGAATACAATGTATCCATCACGGCCCCTCTGAGGTCGGGGTATGCAATTTTGCCTCCGAGGTCAATGTCTGTGCCCCTATGGAATGCAGGGGTTTCATAGGCAATGCGGAGGGGGCAAGCATTGCGTGGTTTTTTGAATTTGATAGTTATTTGATGATTAATGTCTGGAGTGATAAGTGTTCTGGGGGCTAGATACTCATCAGAAGTAGACATTGCGTGAGATTTCACGGTACGGTAATCTGCACCAATGTGAGATATTTTCTGGTACCCTGCATGCTCAAGGCTCTCTATGAGTGTGCTCACTGAGCATTTATGATATAAAGAGTCCGGTACGGACGCTACAACTGCCTTGGCTTGCTGTAATACTTTTGCTTGGTCCTCCTCTGAGATCAATTTTCTGAGAGTGGGCTCATCATAAGTCTCTAAGGCAAGATATGCTTTAGGAGAGATTGGATCCTCTTCTTGGGAGTAGTGGGTTAGGCACTGAACAAACACATCGTTAGGCGAATTAGATTTGGTGTACTCAGTGCAGGTCATGGGGGCACTAATTGCAGTCAAATCCTTGCTGACATGGGCCATTAAAGAGGGGTCCGGGTGAGGAGGATCGATTACATCCCCGGATACAATTGATTTCTGGAGAGTAGCAGGGGAGTCTAATTCTAGGATTGCATCTCGATTATTGGAGGTCACTGCTTCCACTTCATGCCCCCGACTAGGGTGCAAATTTGGAAGTTGGACAATATCTCTCCGTAATGCAATCCGATGATAATGCTGTTTATCTTCATAATTTGATATGGATTGAATTCCATCAAATTGATTGATAATCTCAATCTCTCCCTCGGGGGAGGGGTCTACAAGGAGATTAGAGGCGCTAGGATGAGGCATAATATTGTATTGCTATAGTGTGGAGGGTATATATTAGATCTGTTTGCAAAAGAGACGAGGGGCGCAGTGATCTAGCAGATATAGTAACAGATATATAATATAGGATACAACTCTCGGCCACTATGCCTAGAAAACTCACATACCATTACAGAGGATCTATCACTGGGCGGGTGGCATGCGCTGCGTCCAGAAATGAGGACTACGATCAAGGGTCTGTCCCTGCAGGAATGTTCAGTTTTGGGATGATGATGCCTAAAAAGGGAGATAAGAAAAAGGAGAAAAAAGACCCCCCCCTGGTTGTGATTCAACCGACGCCTACGCCGGATCCGATTGGCCCTGCTCCTAATCTTGCATCAAGAATCAAAGACCTTGAAAGGAAATTAAGGGATGCGGAAGCAAGAGCGAATAGGGCAGAGCAGAAGGTAAGGAGTCTTGAAAATAGGCTCAATAACAGACCTATCCAAGAAGATAAGCGAGAGCCTCCAGAAAACCATGCGCTTCCGTGGGGAGACCCCCTCGTAATTGACGGCTCTCCGAGGGGGTGGCCCCCATTAAGGCGGAATGCTGATCCCCCCTATTTCCAAAATAGAGGTAAAAGGGTAGGGGGAATAACCCGCTATTATTGACCCTTTTTTGAACAATACTTAAGTTATATATATATTGTATCTGGTAGTTACAAGATATTATGGAGCGGCAGCAGGGCAAAGTAAAAATAGGAGCGATCACCGGGGGAGTTGTAGGGATATCTCCCTATTCTGAAGCACCAATTACTGTATCTGATCCAGCAGGACTATTTGACTGGGTAGGAGATGCAGCAAACGCAGTTGGGGGAGTTGTAGGTGGCGCAGCAAACGCAGTTGGGGGAGTTGTAGGTGGCGCAGCAAATGCTGTAGGGCAAGCAGTGGGAGGAGTAACGGATGCTGTAGGGGGGGCCATCGGGGGGGCAACAAATGCAGTAACTGGTGCAGTTGGCGGGGCTGTAGATTATGTGGGGAGAACAGTGGATAATACTATCCGACAATCTGTACGGCCTCCTTCCCCACCTAAGAAGCCCAAATCGCCTGGAAGGACAAGGGTGGAAGAGGCGGCTTCTAGGAGTAATTCAGGCCCAATTAATGTAGTTCGGAACAATTTGTCCTCTTCAATTTCAGGTCAGAGTAAGAATCCTCTGAAGGATATAGTGGGGGGAGTATTTAGCGCTACAGGGGGTGCTGCACAGGGAGTTGCGGGAGCGATAATGGGGCTTCCGGGGGCAATAGGGGGCGGATTTGCAGGCAGAGGAACTACATGGGGAAGCCAAGTTGCAGACAATTTAGGGGTATCATATCAATCTGAGATGGCGAAAAGGCAGGCCGAAATAGACCGGAGGAATAGAGAGAATGCGGCGGCAGCAAGGAAGAGAGAAGAAGAAAATTCTAAAAACTCAACACACCGCCCTCGTGCAATCTCAGCGCCCCAAGGGGCTGTGACTACATCCGCTCCGTCCAAGAGTGATACCCCCGGCATTGTGGGGGGATTTGTCAAGGGAGCACTGGATTTTGGTGGAGCAGTAACAAATACACTCGGGGGGATTGTTCAATCTTCACCAGCGGATATTGTGAAAGGTGTGGGAGATTTTGCAGTGAACGCTCCGTCTGGTGCGCTGGGCGCTGTAACTGCAGAATTGCAGGATGCGGGGTCGTGGCTGGCGACCGGCAAATCTGCATTTAAGGACGAGAGGGAGAAGGACACAGCCCGTGAGTTCTACACTACATCCTTCGCAGATGTGGGATATAATGCTCTTGCTACTCCCGGCCAGGTCATAGATCTGGCTACTTCAGTTGTAGATGTGGCCGATGAAACCTTCGGGTCTGGGGATTATGAGCGCACCCAATATGGAGATATGATTAAAAATGAGATCTTCAAAAGAGATGAAATCGGAGGACACGTACCGGGATCTCGCTTTGGAACGCAGGCGGACAGGGATAAAATAAGACACGAGGCTCTGGATCAGTGGGCCAAAGATGTAGGAGAATCTCATGGAGATGTTGCAGGCGGGCTGGCATCGTTTGGTACTGAATTAGCCAACGCACAACTCGGAGCCCCAGTTGTGGAGTCTGTAATGTGGCTGGGTGGCGCATTAGGTAAAGGGGGACAAGCACTATCAACTGCGTTGGCGTCTCAGCAGATCACTGCAGGTATAGGAGATGCTTTATTGGGGGCCGGAGAGCCTGAAATCCCTCAGAATGCTCCACCAACAATCCCAAATGTACAACCAGTGACAGATCCTGTGCGTAATCCCCACTCATATGCTCCTCAACCAAGCACTGTTACTCAGCCACAGGCTAATACTGAAGAGTACCAGAGGCAAATAGATGAGTATGCTCAGCAGTATGCTCAGGCTCAAAGAGAGATGGACGAACAGTACCGGAGAGATCAGGACGCATATGAAAGAGAGGCAGAAGCATACCAGAGGGAATTAGATAGGCAGTATCAGCAGGCACAGGTAGATATGGAGAATCAGTACGGGCAGGCAGCATCACAGTATGCAGAAAACTCTGAAGATTATCAGCGTGCCGCAGATGAGTACAATGCTGCGAAAAATGAACTGGATGCCCAGTATGCGGAGAAACTTGCAGAGGCACAGCAGCAGGTAGATGATTATCAGAAGGCTGTTGATGCACAGCAGCAACTGGATCAGATTGAATACCAGAGTCGGATGGAAGAATATCAAAGGAGTTTAGATGCACAGTATCGGCAGGCAATCAATGAGGCCCAAACTAGTGCCGAGAGTACCTATTACCCTGCAGTGACTCCCGCAGTATCTGGGTTCAGCGCCCCCATAGGAAATGTGACTGCAGGGGCGGCGATTAGAGAGGAGGGCCAGATAGTCAACGCAAAGGTGAATCCACAGGAAGTATCTAAATCTTCAGGCGCATCGCCAGCACTTGTGATCGGCGCTATGGGGGCAGCATTGCTTATGGGTGCGTACATGGTATCAAAGAAATCCCCCTCTAAAGGGGGATCAATTTAAATGCATTGTAAGAGAGTTCCAAATGAGGATGAGGTATAATAATGGACTGCAATGACTGTGATCAGATAACGCATTCTGTTCCTGCGGGGGCATTAAACAAGTTTGGGAAATTCCTGGGCGAGCAGGCTCGAAATCTTGTCGGGCGCTCAGGTTCAATCACTGGGCGTGTTGAAAATCCGCTGTTGGAAATGGGTGCAAAACAGGTACCTAGAGTAAATCTGACAAGGGCTGTTCCAGACGTAATCCATCAGGGTGTGCGCCATGGGACGGTGCCTTCGGCTCCTCTTCCAGTTAACAAATATCTGCGCCCGGAGCAGTTCAAATCAGAATTAGATTCTATCTATCGGCATAGTGTTCAGGAGTCTCAGCGGAGACTTGCTCGTATGGCCAGTGCGCCCACTCCCTCTAAACTCCATCCAAAATTGGCAAATGTCCCGGCCCCGGATGCACTGAGGATACTTCAGAAAAGATCAGATGACCTCTTGAAGCAGCCAATCATCATAACCCCGGAGAAGGCAATTGGAAAACCCTTTGCGTTCAAACCGCCAGAAGCAGTGGCTCGGATGTACGGGTCTGCGGGAGCGACAAAGGCACTTGCAGACAAGATTGCAAGGTCAACCGCAGACAGTGGGAGAGCGCTGTCAAAGACTGAGATTGACGCAATCTCTATAGCGATGAGGGAATTGGATGATGCAGGGGCAAAGTTTGCTAAAGAAGCGGCAATCGACCCCGCAGTTCTTTCTCGACAGATCAAGTCACAAGCAGATGTTCTTGTGAAGGACAGCCCTGTATCTGCGGCAATGCGGCAGACTGACGATGTAGCAACTAGTGCGATTCGCACAGTGGATGAGCCGGGAGTGTCGGCACTGAGGGCTTCTGATGACGCAGGCGATGTTCTGAGTCACTCGGATTATGCAAACCTCCGTCCGCTGGCAGGAGACACCTTTGCCGGTGAAAGAGTAGTCATGGACGAGTTTGGACGCCCCCTGATGCAGAAGACATTTAACACTGCGGATGGCGGGGTTCACCATGTCTATCGGGAACTTACAGAGAGAGAATCTCAGCAGTGGGCTCGACAGGTAACTCGTGAAGTGAGTGATGTCGGGGATGATGTCCTTCGGAATCAGATTAACTCAATGGGTTCAGGAGCAAAATCGGCATTTGGGAAGAGCACCTCCATCTACAAGACTGCCGCAGTAGTAGGAGGCGCAGCGATCACCGGCGGGGTGGTTGCAAAAATGATGCTCTCCCCTGCAGATGCCCTTCCTCTGGGAGATGATCTTGGAGCATATCAGGAAGCAGTGTGTGATCCTGAAGGCCAGTATTATGATGAAATCTCTTGCGCAATGGTCTCGCAGGTGAATGAACTCTTAAAGACATATCCTACCACATGGGAAGAAGTATGTGTGGAGGGGAGTCCCATCTATGACCCGAATGTCTGTCAGGCTGTGCAGGGGATGGTTGCAGCGGCGCAGGCAGGAGTCCCATATCAGGGAGGGGCCCCTGAAGACTATGGGGGGAAGTCGCAGGAAGTCAATCAGGAGACGATTGATCAGATGGTTTCACAGTATTGCCACCCTGCGAGTCCATCATACTCCCCTGATGCTTGTGCTCAGGTAAAGGCGATTGCGGACAAATATGGGTTCAAAGTAAATGACCCTCAGGGATCTGAGGGTGAAGGAGAAAACCAACCCCCGTGGGAAGAGATGACAGTTGAAGAGATCCATGCGACTATCTGTGACAAGTATGGAAAGTGGTATGACAAGGATCTCTGCCAGCAATACACGGACTATATAAAGGAGCAGAATGCAGGGGGATCCCAAGAAGGGGCTTCAGAAGGGACAGATGGAGGATACGCAGGAGGGGAATATATTGAAGGAAGCGGGGACTATGCCTCTGCGGGCAGCGTTACTGATGGAGGATGGTATGGAGGCGGCAATGGGGGAGTCCAATACTATGAAGATGAAACTCCAGAAGCAGTGTGTGCTTTAGACGACTCAGTGTGTATGGGGTGGTTCCAATATGGAGGAGAATGGTTCTATTGGGACGGAGAGGAATTTTATGACTATTATGGGAACTTGACCTACTTTGTCTGGACGGCTGAGGATGAAGCAGAGTACGAGGCAGCACTGGCTCAGATGTATCCTGATGGGGGTGTAGATGGAGATGTAGATGTTGAGTTTGGCTCAGGAGGGCTGTATTGATAGATATAGTTTTTATTTTTAGAGAAAGTGAATGTAGAGGGGTGTCCGATGATGGTATCAGAAGTTATGATTGCAGGGAGAGTGTATGAGATTGGAGGGGGGACAGAAGGGGATGTGCGGAAAACAGTTCCCTATGCTATAGTGTCTTGCAATGGAGTGACCTCCACCGCAGGGATAGATGGGGGATATGTCTTAAGAATCCCTCAAGACAAAATGATAAGTGGGCCACATGAGGCATCATGCATTGCGGAGAATAGGGCCAAAGAGATAGTGAAAATTAATTACAATAAAGAGGGTATTCTCCATCAGGATTTTTATTTATGGCCTATGGTCCAGTATAGTTGAGCAGCCAATAGGAGAGCCAAGAATGAAAACTCCACATCTTTTTTTACAAATTGACTAATATTTATATAGTCGCTGTTCAGATATACCTCTGTAGAGAGATGAGTTATCATGCATGGCATTACGGATTCTCAGGGATTAGTTCCTGATAATGGTTATATGGTGGTGTACATTCCTGAAACGAGGTGTGCGCTTGTCCACCGTGTAATAAATCGGGCAAATGTGCTCGAAACAGTCTTGGAGTACGGCGCTCTCCCCCTTAGTGCGGGGGATTCTATGCCCACATATGATGGGAGTACAGTTAGTGTTCCCGCAGATGGGGTTGTCCCGGCGAGAGCATATACTCGGAATGGGAACGGGCTTAGGTTCCCTCTGAAGAATGCATGGGATGAGAATGATATGTTCTACACTCCTGACGAGTACCGGGAGCGGATGTTCCATGCAATCATTGACGTTTATCCCTCCGTCCTCAGACTGGATCTCCAGATCCCTACGGGTTCTGATCAGAGCAAGTTCCAGCGCTCGAATGTGGCCACAGGCATTTCTGATCTGTTTGGTGCGATTCCGAGGGGCCGGATTGAGACTGCATTTATCCCTGAGGTCGTTCATGCCCTCATGGTCGGCAATGATACAAACCTGAATCTCCGCACGGGCGTGCGGTTCACCTATGGGGAATACATGATCGAGAGCGTCAAGAACCCATACACTGTTCTTGAAATCCTGACCGGCATGCGCCCTGCATCGTGGATCAGTCTTCCGATCACATACTACAGCAATCAGGTTCAGATGGGTCTTAGAGAGACCTATGGATACGAAGGATTCCCAGTCTATCCTCGTGATGCAAAAGACCGGGAGGAAAGCAGGGCTAAGATCATTGCATCGTATAATGATATTATCAGGGGGATGAAGGTATGAAATCTGAGCAGATGACCCTCATGGCATTCACTGATGGGGCTGCCGCAGAGGGTACGCTTAATCTTAATGGTGATGTCCTTTACGGGACGGCTGAGGCAATTCAGATCCCAAAAGGGCTGGCTCTTAAGATTTGGTCAAAGCATATTAATGGTGCAGCAGTCACAGTGAATACTGAATTCACACAGGACATCGGCGCTGAATCCCCTGAGTGGACTATATTCTCAAAAGATGTATTCTCTGCATCTGTGGAGGGAGACAGGAACATTGAGAAACGCCGACCCCTGCTCTTCCGGGGACTGACAGGGAATGAGGCCGTCAGATTCACCTACGATCAGGCTGCAGCCGGGGTGAGTGGTTTTGAAATCAACGTGGAGTTCTGTGCAATCCAGTAGGTGATGTGGATATGGCACAGGACGTAATCCCAGATGTGGGGGGCGTCTGGGTATTGGTTGAAAGAGGGGCGTCTGCCTGTGCTATTCCTAATGCTATGACCAATGAGGCCACTACGCCTCAGAGAGTAGAAGAGGGCAGGATGGGGAAAGGCCCATTATTGCTCTTTTTGGCTGCAATAGGGATAGAAGCACTGCATCTAAACTCGGGAGCGTGACTATTGTGGGTAATGAAAAGGAGAAGTGTATTGATGGTTCAAGATATCGTTTTGTACCTAACGAGGTGTCAATTGGGCCTGTAGGTAACGGGAATACCCCTCCGCAACAGGGGGACGGATCCTCGGGGGCTGTCGCCTATTATCTTAGCCAGTTGGTCAATATGCTTCAACCCATATACGAGCATTATGCTGCATGGCAGGGTGTGATCACATCGAGGGAGATCAATGTTCCAGCAGATGCGCAAAGGAAGAAGTACCAGATTTACCCTGCGGCACGGACAATCCGTATTGAAACAGATGCACCGATAAATATCTGGATTAATGAAGACCGAGGGGTATCTATCCCTCTGGGAGGAGAAAGGAGAGTATTGTACCTCTCAGACTTGCCTCCAAAAGCCGCAATCCACGATATTTACGTGACAAGTATGGCTGAGACGAATCTAAGTATCCTGACGGTGGCATAAATGGCAGACATTCGGATTGAAGGGGGATCAATGGCAGGCGGGGTAATGAATGCGAGTAGCCTATTCTATGAGCGGAGGGCTTCCACATTAATCAACCCTGTCCCTGCAAATACCGTGGGGCACCAATTATTCTATTTTGAGAAAAAGACTGAAAGACCTCTGAAAATCACATCATTAGGTACAAATCAGCATGACAACTCAGTATATCATTGGATCATAGATGGTACTGAGATCGAGGCGATATCTGGTCCAGCAATTGGGACTGTACTTGAGCCATATGTGTTCCCTAAGCCAATCCGGGTATATGTGAGCATAGAACTGCGGATAGACAACTACAATCTAAAAGCATATCCTAATGAGTCTGCAGACACTATGGTAGATAGAATTCCCTATGAGTGTGTAGTCAATGGGATCTGGGAATAATGGAGATCCCGTCCCAACACTAACTATTTTATAACTGGAGTGCCTCTATTCAAATATGAGCAAGGTGATTATCTGGAACGAGCATGTGATGGGTACTCCTGAATCCCTTGAGAATATTGAACCAAAGAGTGTGCATTTGGGCCGGTTTGCATATAATGATTGTATACAGATAATTGATGTAAACGATCAGATTATATTGTTCTACGTGGATGCGTTATTAGTCAAAGATAATACAGAGGTCGCACCAAATTGGGTTGGAGGGGGATTCAAACAGGTCTGCAATTCTCTTGCACTGAAAATAGATGGTACTCTAGTATACTCTGGAGGGGACTTTGACCCTTCAATCCCTATCCCTGAGGGGGTTACTGCCCAGAAGATAGGTGCGAACTCTTCAGCGATGGTGGCGCTTCTGACAGATGGTACCATTATAACATGGAAAAATTCAGATTATTCATCAGATGATCTGCAAAATCCACCTGAAGGTACATTTAGTGATGTAGTGGTGGGGCACAATGTAGCATTCGCTATTGGGTCAGATAGTACATTACAGGGCTGGGGCAGCAATAGTGATGGATTATTGAACTCCCCCGAGGGATATGTGGCTAAGGAAGTGGCAATAGGTGATGGATTTGCGATGGGCCTTGGATTGGATGGAACAATCACTCTGTGGGGCAATAATGCCAATTCTATCCCCCCAGTTCCTTCTGGGCTTGTAGCAGAGCACATTGCAGCGGGGGCCACGCATTGTGTAGCAGTTAAAAGTGATGGGAATGTAGTTGCATGGGGTGGATCTCCTGCTGAGGAACCCCCCATGTAAATAACTCTAAAGCCAAATCATAATAACAATAACTATTTTATAGATAAAGCCAAGATTACAGTCCATGGGGAAGATTGTAATCTGGGATGAAAGATACGAGGGTACTCCTGCGGCTCTTGCAAATATGGATATTAAATATGCAGAGATGTTTTCAGATTATTCGGGAATGATGGGGGTTGACATGGCTGAGGTCCGGGCGGTGACTCAGACGGGTGAGATGGTCTTTTATAATGTGATAGATGGCCAAATTATGCCGCTCCCGGCGAGCGTAGAGGGAGGGAATATTGAGACGTTTAGGGCTAATTTAGTATTGATGAAAGACGGATCTGTAAAATATATTGATGATTATGGAGGCGAAGTCCCTGCGATCCCTGAGGGGATTGTTGCGGTAGATATTTGCTCTAATGGGCAGGTATGTTTTGCAGTGTCGGCGGCCAAGGATGTAATTGCGTGGGGGAGTCTCGGCGATGCACGATGGGAAAATATTCCAGCAGATTTGAAAGTGGACGAGATTGCAGTCTCAGGAGATTGTGCGATTGCAAGGCAGCCGGATGGCACTTTAATCGGATGGGGGAATGATGCCGATGGACTGGTGGCAGGGATCCCTGAAGGGATTCTTGCGCTCTCAATATCTATGTCATCTGGCCATGCACTTGTAGCGAAAACAGATGGGACTGTGGTAGCATGGGGAGAATCTGAGGCAGGCCAGTGTCAAGTACCTATGGATTTGACAGGAGTGACAAAAGTGGCAGCCGGAGAGGGGGTCTCGTTTGCGTTGAAAGATGATGGGTCAATTGCAGCGTGGGGGGGATATATTTCCCCGGAGCCGATGTAAGGAGCAATAATTCATATGGCATTTGAGATTAGATCCCCCTATCTGGCTGTTCCTCCAGAGGGGGTAACAGCAACAGATGTATTCGCAGGAAGGGGAGCAGGAGTCGCAATCAATCCTGAGAGTACCCCATTTAAAGAGAGACCCCCCTATATTGTCCTGCCCCCAGAAGGATTAGTCGCAGAACAATTAAGCGCAGGAGGGTCTACTACGGTGACTATAGGAGAAGTCCTCCCTCCTAAGGTACCAGTGATCATATGGGAGATTAGACCCCCATATTTAGCAGTCCCGCCTAGTGGGGGCACATATTCAGATGTTTTTGCTATGACGCATGCAGGGGTGGGGATCAGTGCAGAATCAGTACCCTTTGCAGAGAGGATTCCTTACTTGCTCCTACCTCCAGAGGGCTTACTTGCGACAGAGATTGCCACAGGTGAGGGTACATCTGTTGTAATCGGAGATATTTATAGGACTGAAGAAATTGAAGAAGACCTTGCCCCCGATTTTGGAGTAGATGATCCAATTGCAGGAGTAGAAACTATATTCACGGATCTGTCTGGAGGCAATCCTATCTCATGGGAATGGGATTTTGGGGATGGATATACTTCTACAGATCAGCATCCAAAACACACCTATGCTTGCCCCGGTTCATATTCAATCAAATTAAATATCTCAAATGAATCAGGGTCAAAAGAGGGTGTAAGAGAAATAGCGGTTCGCAAACCTCAGGCTTCGTTTACGGTGCCTAGTACCAGGGTAGATTTTCCAGGTACATACAATTTCACAGATAATTCCGAATCAAAACCAACCTCGTGGTTGTGGCAATTTGGGGATGGAGAATCGTCTGAAGAACAAAATCCCCAGCACACATACAATTGTGTCGGAGAGTACTATGTGACTCTCATCTCAGATTACGGGCCGGATATCGGAAAGACTTCTTTTACTAAAGTAGTCAATGTAAATAAGCCCTATGTCGCATGGAGTTCTGATCGAGCGGGTATGTGGGAAACAACTACCATTTATGTACCGGGAGAGGTAAAATTTACTCTTCTATCGGATAGTGAACCCAAGGCGGTGACATGGGAATTTGGAGACGGAGAAGTATCCACAGAGAGGGATCCAACACATACGTTTAAAATTCCTGGGAAATATAATGTAACTGTCACAGCAGACTTTGGTTATGGCGTGGTAGTATCATGTACTTCTGATCCTGAATATTATCATTACTGGATAAGAGTAGACAGTCCGATAGGAGCCTTAAGTATTACCCCCTATAGGGATCCAGTAGGCAGTGGTCCAAGTAGTATATCTAGGATGGGATTTGCTGAGGTTGGGTTATATGTAAGTGGGATTGATGGGTATAGTGGATATTCAAATCCAGTGTGGGATCTAGGAGATGGTACCAGGTCCACTGAATTGACGCCCTCTCACTTGTATCTGCCGGGAGAATACACTATCTCTGTGGAAGTTGATGGGGGGGCTAAGGGTAAATATAAAGCCACATATCCCAATGCCGTTGTGGTTAAACCGGCGAGGGTATTCAGTTGCTGCCCGGAAGAGGGGGGAGGTTATGAAGCGTTTGGAGAGGATATATTTGAGATAGCGTCAGGGTGGGAACAACCGCATGTGATTCTAACCTCAGATGGGCAACTCAAAAATGTATCTAGTTATCTTTCAGAAGCAGAACAACAACAGCGGTACATCTCGGTGGATATTGCACGTACAGTAAGTGAAACGTATGAAGATCCTTGTGGTGAATCCGCGCTAATAGCCGTGAGGTCAGATGGAAAATTATGTGTATGGGATTACCCAGAACCGCCGGTCTCTATATATAATGCGGTAAAAGTGCGATTTGCGGGGTCAAGGGGGGAGATGGCCATAGCCCTGCTTGAGGATGGACAGGTGATTATATGGGGATATAAGCCACTCTCAGTTCCTGAAGGTCTTAGGGTAGTTGACATCTGTGGATCCAAATCGGATCCATTTGCCCTATTTACGCTCCCTGACAATTCAGTCGTGGGGATAAGAGATGATTCGCTATATGAGTACTATGCTGATAACCCCCCAGCAGATGTGAGAGTAGTCCCAGGCACAGTCACCACAGCAAGGGTGGGCGCTTTAGCAATTGGACTCGATGGCAAGATAGTTGCATGGGGGCGTGAGCATTATTCTGGGTCATACATTAGGGTTCCAGATGTTGTAGTGACCGCAGTGGCACTATATGGCGGTGATTGGGCTGGGGGGCTCGCAATTTTAGAAGACGGAGGTCTAATTGAATTTGATCTTAGAAGTACTAGTTATCGTAGGGTTGCCCCAGATTATTTTGCTCACAAAGTGTTTACTACTACACAATCCGACCCATATGTGTATGCGGACTTAAAAAAGACATTCTCCTTTAAGGGAGCAGTATATGATGCATGGGCGAAAGTAAACCAAGGTAGAGATGTACCTGTACCCTATGCAAAAGTATCCGTGGGAGAGTATTTAGTGGAGTGCGATGAGAATGGAGAATTTGCCATAGAATCTCCAACAAGCGCATTGGCAATCCAAGATGGTACCCCATTGCTTGTCAATGTGCGTGCAGATGGATACACTAATAGATCCAAGATAGTCGAGGCTAAAAAGATTGGGATGAAGGTTAAAATCAGGTTATGGCCTTCAAATACTTATTAAAGAGATTTAAGGCGGAAAAATATATTTTTTGAAAAAGACCTGCTTCCACATCGAATAACGGGAGACCATCATTTAACATACTATTTAAATAGTTAATTTGCGTATTTCCCACAATGACTAACAAAGGCTCCCCACTGGCGATGCTGGATGTAATTAACAGTGTGGAAAATCTTCTGACAATAAAAGAAGGTCAGATCCGCTGTTACAGTAAAGACCCCGATTCTGGGGATTGGGCACCTCAATCTGTGATCCCTAGAATGTCTGCTCCTGCGGGGTCATTAGGTTCATTTAATGTGGTGGTTTCAAATTCGGCAGAGGGTGTGCTTTCGGATCATGAATGCCTCCGCATGATGATTCTAAATCATCCTGACAACACTGGCCGGATCTGGATTGGAGGAGCAGGAGTCACTCCAGCGGTAGGGATCCCTCTAGAACCAGGGCAAGTTCAGGAGTTGGCGCTAAGCAATACAAATGCTGTGCATGCAATTGCGGAAATTGATGGAGAAACATTGATTGTGGCTTATATGGTGTGAGTAAAATGGGAGAAATGAACAGCGGGGGAGCGCCCAGAATCAAAAGTATAGTAACATATTTGACCACCCTAGCAAGCACTGTGTTGGACGGATTACTGAGGGTCAACCTTAGAAGTAGTGATGGCGCAGAGGCGGGTACTGAGGCGAACCCTCTGCATATGGCGATAAATCCATCAAACCCTTGCAGTGCAAATGTTACACAGATCGCAGGCACAGCGGCCTCTATAAATATAGGGGATGCAGACGCAGGGACGCTGAGGGTGGTCAATGCGACCAACGATGTGAATCTGTCTGCAATAAAGAATGCTGTGGAAGGAGCAAATGCAGATATCGCATTGATAAAACCTGATGTGGTGACTTTAAAGGGAGATGTCACTCAGATTAGAGAAAATCAGGGGAAACATACTACTCCAATAGTTACCCCTTCAACAGGGTCTGGAGCAATTGCGGCATCATATGCTCCTGCGGCTACATTTTGGTTAGATAATGTGACTATTCATCTTTCAGCAGTGCCTACAACCGCTGAAGTTCTGAAAGTAGCATTAGATGTGGCAGAAGGAGAAGCCTATGACACCGTATTGTTTAGTATCGACCCCTCCACTGATGGCGGGTCGGATATAGTGTATATCCCCGAGCAACCAATTCTATGCACCTCAGGCGACGCCGTGGCTGTGACATATGCAAATACTGATGCAGTGACCTATGGGGTACGGATAGTTACAAGATTTGTATAAATTTAAAAAAATGGCTGCGATCCGGGCACAGAGGGACGGGCTCCTTTTGGAGTGTGACTGGACTCAGGTTGGGGACGCCCCGCTTACCAACGAGAAAAAAGAAGAATGGAGAACATACCGGCAGGCTCTCAGAGATTTGCCTCAGAGTTACTCTAATCCCGAGGAGGTGGTGTTTCCGATTCCGGTAGACTATCTGGGATAGCCTCTAAAACATCACTTTTATATCCTATTTGGCCATACTTGGTATTATGGGAAAGACATTGAGGGCTCGGATTTTTAAGACCTTGAAATCTGAGAATTACCAGAGCGCTCTTTCAATTGCTGCAAATATAGATGAGCCAGATGATGTAGTAAAACCTGCATTATATTCCTTGATTGATGAAGGGTATCTCGGCATTGAGGATAGCCTCTACTATCTAAAGCATGTTCTTGACCCCATTCCTCCACAGGAAACTGCGGGGGTAGTTGAGTACAGTGACATCCTTGCAGAATTTGAAAAAGTCTCTATTCCAGGGACATTTATTAACTCTGACATTGATTATGTCGTTCATCGAGATCAGGGGAACGTCGGCTCATGTGTAGGCCAAGCGACAGCATATGGGAGAGACCTCGACCTCATCCGTATGGTTGGGCAGTATCCAGACGATGATGATTTTGAGAGAGTGGACCGGGATGTGTACTATAATCCTCGACTGTGGTATGATGTTTATTTTAGACAATCAATGTCTGCGGAGTATGCTTACCGGAAATCCAGAGAAGTAGGCCATGTGTTGTACCCTAGCGGGTCATACCTTTCGGCTTCAATGAAGTCATTGAAGGAGAATGGGATTTGTTTGCATGACCAATGGCTTGCCCCCAAAAGTGGAATAGAGGCATGGAGAGAACCATACCCTGATTTCTCAAGCACTGTATGTGAGCATGCAGAAGAGACTGCTAAAAAGCATAAGATTGTGGGGTATGCGGCTGTAAGATCATTCGAGGAGGTCAAGGAGGCAATTTTCAAACATGGCTATATTCTTGGCACAATCGCAGTATGGGAGAATTATGGCTCTCAACCAAATGAAGCGCAACTCCCTGATCCTTCAGGAGCCAAATGTGGGGCCCATGCCCTGTGCTTTGTAGGGTATAGTGCAGACCGGCTGTATTTCCTCCATTCGTGGTGCGGCCACAACCGAGATGGCTCCCCTTCGTGGAAAAAAGTAGGATGGATCAGCAAGAATTATTTTGACCAGGGATTCTGTGGAGGCTATGTGGTACTGGATGACAAAGAGTACCGGGTTGCGTTTGCAAAGTACACTAATGTAGTCATAGGGTGCAACTGGTTTGACGCAGAATTGTGGATAAATGGTGAATACAAAGGGCATACCCCTATTTGCCTGCCCCTGAAAGAAAGAGAAGAGTACTTGCTGAAATTCAGGAGCGAAGGCTATGGAGTAGAAGAGGAGCACTGTTTGGAGATTGAGCCGGGACTTGAAGAGGCATATGCTACGCTGGAGATCACGCCTGCGATGCAATTCCATTTGATTGCTAGAAATGTATATATAAAAGCATCACACATCATCGAGTTGATTAAGAAGAGGATGAGGTGCTAAATTGACAGAGATTGTGAGTGCGATTCTGAGTTTCCTCCCAATTATTCTTGCAATTATAGTGTCATATATTGCCACTAATTTTGCAGTAGGGTACTTGGCTATGAAGGAAATGATCGCCCAACTTGCAACTGTGATCAGTGCGCTGGATGAAGCCATGGACGAGATCACAGAGGCTATGGACGATGATGATTATACGGAGGATGAATTTCGAGAAATCTTCGCAAAGATGCAGGTAGTATTTGCAGAGGCCCGGAAACTTATCCGCATCATAGCGCAGTCGAGTCTTTGGGGGATATTCACCGGGATTTTCCATCCAGAGTACAGGGCTGCAGCGGCACAACGGATCCCCTTTTTGAAGAAGCAGTAGCGGGGGAAGGGGATATCGGGATCAAAAGGTTTGCTGGGGAGGGATTAGCAACATCTCACAGTTCAGGGGCGTTCTTCTCTCCGCTCCCTTTATTATGACTATTAATTCATCCCTTCTCAGATATGGTCACAATATTGGAGCGTGAGACATTGAGGTACACTGAAGACGAAGCATCAAGTTTGAGAACTGAGTTGCGAGGGATCGTAACAACCTTGGGGGAGATCCGAGAGGAACTTGCAACATTACGGACAGACATGGTGTGGATCAAAAGCATAACAGAAGGATCATGTAATGACATTGACGAACTTAAAGCCTTCAAATGGCGGACATATGGGATATCTGCAGGGATCTCAATGGCCGTAAGTATTGGAATGTATTTTCTGCGGTGAATAGATTATGACCAAATCCGCCTCATTTGAGGAAGAATTTTGCCAAATGCAGGAGATAGTCAATAGCATGCAGGGATTATGCAGAGAGATGACTGAATGCGTTCAGGATATGCGTAAAAATTACAATAATAGACCTACTCGCTCTCGTCGCCGCTTCTAGCCTATTTTTAAACACAACCTTTATCTCGGCTGTCATCTAAGTAACAGTTATGGTAGATGTGAACCTCATCAAGGAGGCTAAGGACAACACAGTTGTCATTGAGATTACGTCTCCTGTTGTCAATGGAGCGTGGCAGTCCGCTACAGGCCCTGGCTCATTCCACGAGACTCTGGCTCAGGAGTATCCTCATCTGACATTCGCATATTGTCATGATGGGAGGTGGCAAGTTCAGTACCTGCCTTCTGATGACAGCATGATTGAGATTGCAGAGTTGATCTCACGTATTGCACAGGAAGAGACACTATATTATCTTGGAAAAGTGCAGTATCTGTCGAATCACCCCATCCCCAACCTCACTGCAAGTGATGCGCAGTCATCTTCAGAGCAGTAACCTCCTACAGGGCGACATTCCCTGTGGGACTTCTAACTCTTTTTATCCACAAGTGTTATATACCTAACAAGTGTATCCTATCCTATGGGAAAGCAGCCCGTATCTAGCAAGCCGCCAGTGCGTGTTAGTGCGCAGGATTTAGAGATATTCCGGCTTGTAACGGAAGATGGGATGAAGCATGAAGAGGTTGCGGCGCAGTACAATATCTGTGACGCAACTGTTGGGAGGACTGTAAAAAGGGTGCGTGCATATCTGAAGGATCTAAGAGATCTCCAGTTGGGGGCAAATGCCGAGCCAAAAACAGAGCAACCAATGGCAGTTAGTGCCTCTGAACCTGCGCAGGATCGGCAAATAATCCCCCGTGCGGGAGAGAACATCTTGGATCAGGTTACAGACTTTGCAAAAGTTACGCATGCGAGCGCATCTGCAGGAGTTGTAGTTGGATGTGCTACAGATTCTATTATAGATGGACTCACCAACCCTGAACTGAGTGATGAAGAGGGACTTAGGAAGACTGCCACAGGATTTGCTTCCATCGGAGGATTCATTTATGGGTCGCTGAAAGCATCCCAGCGTCTTAGAGAAAATCACCCGCCAAGGAGGGAAGACTAGATGGTCGAAGCAAAATGTATGAATGGACATGTCTTTGAAGTGACAAAAGATATGGTTGGGGTCACGAAGTCGGGAACATCTTTCAAGGCAACTTGTCCTGAATGCCGTGCCCCTGCACAGTTAACTCATGCCAAAGTGATTGAGATTATGGGTCTTGCAGACAATAAAGAAGCAAGAGCCTTGAAAGAGAAGATGGCTCGGGAACTGAAGGAATCAGGGGAGGCAAAACCGAGTGCCAAATCACCCTCTACTCCCAAGAAAGCGGCGCTCCGTCCGAGCCATGTGGAGATTGAAGATGAACCAGAAGATGAGGGGGAGGATGAAGTCATAGCCCCCTACGCCCCGAGTGCCCCTACACTTCCTGTGGAACTAGTGGACACACATTCGCTGAGTGAAATGCTTGGAGAGGCACTCAACAACCGCTCCAGACCCTCTGCGCCTGCTCAGTCTATTAGACGCCCTCACCCCCCGATTGACGTAATGGGGACTGCGGCGAACATCCGAGACCGGAATGATATCCTGAGGGACACTATTGGAGCGACAAATCTCCCTGACCCCATAAAGTCAAAAGTGACCAGATTTATCGATCTCAAGCCGGAGGGTCTTGCACCTCATGAACTCTATAGTGTGCTAACATATCTCGGAGTAGGTAACGCCCCCGCTCTCGCCGTGGTCAGAGCATATGAGTTTGATCTGAGCCTCCAGCAGAAGGAGTTAGAACAGGAAAAACAGGTGTTCTCACTGCTTGGCGTCCCGCTTCCGGGGACTAATCAGCCTAATCAGTCTCAGTACCCAGGTCCCGGAGTATTGCCATCCGGCAATCCTGCTCCACCTCAATCAAATGCCTCTTCAAATCCGTTCCTTACGCCCCTCCCACGGCCTAGTGGCGGGAGCAATACCCCCCCGGTAGAAAACAAGCCCCCTCAGATCGATCCCACAGCATTGCTTCCCTTAGCCATGCAGAACCCTCAAGCATTCCAGATGCTTGCTTCAAACCCGCAACTCATGCAGGCTGTGGCTCAGAACCCAGCATTGATGGTGCAGTTTGTTCAGATGGCTGGGAACGCTTCTAATCAGCAAAAGCCCAAGGACGAAGGGATGTCTCGTGATGAAGTCCGGGCTATAGTGAGTGCAGAACTTGGAGAACTCAAGAAGATCCTTGTCGAATCAAAAGCAGACCGAAAAGACGACGCATTAGTAGAGGAACTCAAGCAGAATCGAGCATTCATGTTTGAGATGATGAAGAGCCAGACGGCTGCTGCGAGTGCCCCTCGTAACGACCCTATGGCAGAGCATCAGTCAAAGATTACCGAGGTTCTCCTCCAGAATCTGCTCGACAGTCAGAACAGAGATAACACGGGGATCATCCTAGGGGCGCTGGAAGAATTAAAAAAAAATCAGACCGGAATTGGTTCGGGTTCCCAGTCCATTGAGGGGATGAATTTATTCCTTCGGTACCAAGAACTCATGAACCAAATGGATGAGACCAAGCAGAAATACCAGGATGAAAGGGAGAAGAGAGAGTCCCTGAAAGAGATTGTAAACACTGCAGCAGAGACTGTGGGGGATACTGTGGCCGGGGTAATTGAGCAGAGCATAGGGGGGAAGCAGACGCCGCCAGAGTTCCAGCCCGGAGGGGGGACTAACCCCTCTCAACCGATGTTCTCTAAGGGTCATATGCGGCCTACAGTCAACCACGATGATGCAGAGGATGACACCCCCGCCCCCCATGGGGATCACGCAAACCAGAGGGTGCGGCGACCCCCTTCAGCGGGGGGGGGGATGGCCACGTTGGAATGCCTGAAATGTGGCGCACCGATCTATGTGCCTGCAGGTTCGGAGCGTGCGGAGTGCCCAGCCTGCCATGAAAAGTTCAGGATCACTCGGCCCCCTCACCCTCCAGAGGATGCCCCCACACAGGATGAGATACAAACCCCTGAAGACCCTAAAGGGGATGTGATTCCCCCCGATGAAGGCCCAGAGGAGTGATTAATGGCTGGGGAAGGCATAGTTACGGAAATTATCCGTAAAATCCTTAACAGTTCACTTCAGGGGACAACCCCTGACCAACTCATTGAGGCTGTGCAGACCAATGCGTCACTGCTAGGAAATGCACATGACCAGATCCACCATTATGCAGCATATGTCCCTCCAATTGCAATGACTATGGCGAGTCGCCAGTTGAACCGGCTGGAGAAGACCTACAATGGGGGGATAGTGGGCTTAGTTATGGACTGGCTGGTCGAAGATCAGCCCATTTATCATTCGCTACTATTAAATACCGATGGGGGTAAAGAGTGGCTTGAGGCGCAAGTGTTTGAGATCCTGAATGAATTCGGGATCACAGTGAAGAGGTGAAGAGATGGGTACATTGCGAGATGCTACGATAAAGGCGCTGCCGGGGCTTATAGGGGGTGCGATTGTGTCTCTAGGAGGAAGGGCTATTGACGCTCTCTCTCCCCCCAAAGATTCAAAAGAGTTATTTAAAGAGTATTATCAGGCTATTGACTCCAGCAATCTCCCCCGGACAGAGATGGAAGCAAGGCAGATAGTGGAGGGGGTGCCCCCTTCAGTAGTCTCTCAAGCCCCAGCAACTCCTGTGCCTACCCCCGCTACCCCTCCAAATGCGTACAATGCAGAGGGCCGGGATGCAATGGAGATAATGGGTCATGAGATTGATACGGCCATTAGTTCTCTTGCATCTGCAAAGGGCCACACTCGCTGCAGCCTGTGCAGAGCAACCTTGAACGAACTCGAAGAAGAAGTTCGGGAAAAGACAGGGTTTATCCGGGAATCAACAAAACTCTGGAATGCTATGCAGGATCTTAAAGCGAAAGGGGCTCTGCCCCGAGATATTGCGTGGTCTGGATTAACAGATGAGCAGAAGGATCTGGTGAAGCAACATGCAAATAAATGACGGTAATCAGGTGATTGATGTGGATGATGGAATGTACTGTTCTATCGCCCTTGATGAAGCCCTGAACTCACTCTGTCAGGGCAGTGAATCCGCATTCAGAGAGGTGGCACTTTCATTCTTTGGATTTACTCAGGATGATCTTAATAGGCTGTTCCCTATCGAAGAGAAATATCGGGACATTCTTGAGGATGGACTTATTGACGGTCAATGCACAGATTACTCTGAGGTCAGGACGTACATCTTGGCATTGGCATGGGACAAGGTAAAGGATGCAGGGAGCACACCCAAGCAGGCGATCCAAGAGGCATGGTCAGACGTGCGCCTGATCTGCGAAGGGTTTGGGGTAGGGATATGAGTGACATCCAAACCCCCGAACCATCGCCTGACCTCTTCGATGAGATGCCCCCTATGGTGCCGCAGGACGCCACAGTAGATGGCGAGTCCCTCAAAGCAGAGATTATCATCGTGGGTGCGGAGGAATGCCCTAACTGCGGGGCGGTGAAAAAACTCTTTGAAGAGGAGTTGGAAGCGGGGGGTGTAAGATATGTGGATATTTATTCTGAGGAAGGGCAGAAACTAGATGATTTGTTCGACAGAATCACTGCAGTGCCTTTCATCGCCCTCCACAATCAGGAGACACAGGAATATACTGAGTGTGACTTGAAACCGATTGGGGAAGAGATGTCCAAGGCTGAATGGACAATCATCTGCAACCAAGAAGACCCTGAAAAGACACGGCAGATGGTACAGGAGAACAGAGCATGAGAGGTATGAGCACCCCCGCCAGGATCATCTGTATGCGGGCTCTTGAGAATGAGATTGTGCGGATTAAGAACGAGTTGTCATATTACCGGGGTGTAACTCCTAAGGAATTGACAGACTGGGAGTGGGTGGAGCAGCAGGAGTATATCCTGAGGGAGATTGATCAGACGTTGGTGGAAATCAGAGATGCCTAATTTTTTCAATAGTATATCAATTTCAAAGATCGACGATCCCCGCATGCGGATTGTCATAGCGATGATTGATCTAGGGAATCCAGCCCGCCAAAATGAAATTGTGAGCCGCACCTATCTCGCTGCGCAGCATGTTGACTATCATCTCAAGGGGTTAGTAGATCGGGGCGTGGTCGTCCCTATTATAGATGATGAGACCGGCATCAGGTATTACGCCCTCCAACCTGTATTCTATGACCCTACATTCCTTGAAGGCATGGCTCATGCTTTGCTACCCCTAGCGAGGAGCATTGAAGGGTCGATAGAGGTATGTGAAGGGGTTGTGGCTATGGATGCTGCAAGAGAGACAATTCGGTATATGGTGAATGTGTTCCTCTGCACAATTACCTGAACCTCTGAGATCCTTTTATCAAAACTTTTTTGAAGAACCTATATATAGGCTTCGAGATAACAGAAGGGTGAGGTAAAAGCAATGGTTTCGACTAAAAAGTTTGGTGGCCTTGCCATCACCATCGGTGCGGGCGGTCTCAGGTTCAAGAAGAGGAAGAGCCAGTTTAACATTGCAGTGGGAAAGTGCATGGAAGAGTCCGGCGTCAGCCCGCATGCTGGCCGGTATGATCGTGACTTCCAGAGGGAGTTCATCACCTGTGTCGCCGGTGTGGGAGGCAAGGTCAGTCAGACCAAACTGGACGCCTATGACATCTCTGATGCAGACGTGTCTTCCAAGAAGAAGTTTGCTGTGAGCCTTAAGCGGCGTTAAATCGCATTCTGATCGCACCAGTATCGCCATGAAGGGCTAGGGGAGTAATATCCTCTATATTCTTTTATCGTATTGGAATTGGAAGATAAACATGGAGTCTCCGATTCGGATGCTCCCAGAGGCGAAGAGACATCAACTCGACGCAGATCTGGAAGAGATCAGTCACGAACTCACTGCCTGCAATGGGAAAATTGCCCATGAGCATGTGGGTGAGTTCATAAGAGAATTGAGACACGTTGGTAAGGACTATCCTATTTCTGCAAAGTTCTATGCGGTCCGCCTTAAGGCGTTACTTAGAGCATGGAATTCAGAACGGGGGATCCTGTGTGTTCTCAAGGCGCTTGAAGAATAAATTGAGGATCATTAGACCAGGTACTGCAAATCTACCCGGTCTTTATCCTCTACCAGGATGATTCTACATCCATACTGACTTCTCAGAGATTTTACGAACTTCATAAATCCTTTGCCGGGGAATGTTTTTCCAGTCTCTTGACTGAGTACATATCCTACTGTAGTCACAGCAAGGTAGAATCGAGACTCGCCTTGGAGTTCATCTGCTTCATCCATGTCAATGACAATTCCATGATCATCCCATACCTGATCAGCCACATCCTGATTTATCCCCGACCAGTATAGGGTCACATCTGATCTCTTCCCTGTGGCCCGTTTTCTCTTACCGAATGCTAATTCAAAGGCGACCTCTTCAACCTCATCTCTGGTCACACTCGCTGTTTTCTGGGAGAGGAATACGGCCCTCTGGTTCGAGATATTAGTAAGTTTTGCCTCTACTGCCCTCTCAATCATTGGCCCAAGGTCCGAGACTTCGCCACCTTCTGCCTTGACAGTAGGGGTCACAGGGGGTTGGGAGAGATCCACAAGATTGTATGTTTCTGCAAGGTGGAAGTCCATCTTCTGGATTGCAGAATACACATCAATCTCACTTGTAGCCAAGGCTTGTGCAAGTTCATCTAACCACTCGACGTTCTCCTTGCAGATCACGGTGGCTTCTGCCATTGAGACGTTGTACTTGGAGACCACCGACACACAGGCTAGGGAGATGATCTTCCTTGCAACTGCGAGGGGCAATTCTTCCTGAACTCTCCGTCTAGCATCACGGGGCTCGGGCTTTGCAATTGCTTCAAGTGCTCGCAGCCGCTCTTCAGGAGTCTGGGGGGGTTTTTCGGGAGCCGGAGGGGTAGGTAGGGCATCAGTACTGAGCGGGGTGGGGGGCGGCACCTCTTCCTCTTCAGTCGCATATCCTTCTCTTGTGGCTTGGAATATCACCTCTTCAGAGGGGTACTCAATGACCTTGATCACATTGAATCCAGTGGGGCCTGTGACCATCCTTGCAGCACGCTTCTGTGCTGGGGCCATGGATTTGTACTCTTTCTCATACAATGCCCATGTGTTGGTATCATCAAGAACTTCGAGTCGATATGTGATATCTGAGGTCTCAGGGGGCTCTGTGCTTGCATCCGGGTCAAAGCCCGGAGGGAAAACTAGAATCCTCTCCCCCTTTGCAGAGTCTACGACTGCGCTCCATCTGACTTCTAGAGACTCCAGCATCTTTTCTGCTCTACGGGTCGCCTGATACTCTGTTTTGTACGTCTTTTCAAAGAATCGAGAGTGCACCCAGTTCTTCTGTAAATATTCTACAAGGAAGCGCTCGTGGTGCTCAGGGGCCTCTGCTTTCCGCTGCGCTGCGGCTTTCCCTACTTCTCTGCGAGAAGTCGCTGTCGTATCGACTACTTTAGGCGCAGCAGGCTCTCCTTCCTCCTCTTCATCCTTGTAGGGATCTCCATGCTCTTGGTAAATTGCAGAAAATACCTCCTTTGGGTAATGTGGCAGCAAGGAAGATAAATCTGAGAACTTGGGCACAACCAAAACATACAATCCTTCTGCGATGGCCGGGGGCACAGATGGCTCCATCTTCCCCGTGCGAAGATCCATAAAGACTAAACGGTGAGGGTCGCTAGGATCTGGGCAGACAAAGACATATGGATTGCGAGAGGAATTGTGGAGCACGACTGCCCCTGAGATAAAATAACTCTTGTCCAAGGGCACCGTCTCTCTGCGTTTTATCTCTCGGATCTCATCCTCTGACAAGACTGTATAGGATTGTGGAGCCCCCATGGGGGGGCCTATTAGATGAGCCTGTTTATCTCCAAGAGAAGAGGGGGTAGCCGCCCCATGATATACCACTTTATTGGAGGTGAGGTCTTTTACTATCGTCTCCTGTCCTGACACTGCATGGTATTGATCTGCGAGAGCCTTTGCTGCGGCAAGGTCTTTGCCTGCGGGCTCCTTCGCCTCATATACCTGCCCCTGTATTACTAAATATACTTTATACATTGCCGCCCTCTCAATCTACCATGAAGATGGTAAACGGTATATATATACCGTTTGCCGTCAGATAATCTCATCCAGTGCATCATCAGACTGTGCTTTTATCTCCAAAGCCCACCTTACGTCTTCAGGTGTGATATCTTCAAATCTCAGTCTTGCGATTGCACTTGCGATTCTGTAGACGCTGCCGATCCATCGGCCTGTTTTCCCTTCTCCTTCCCTTTTGAAATACCTCTCAAATTCAGAGGAGAGTCGCTCTGGGTCCGTAAATGCGGGAGTCTGTTCGTTAGCAAATTCCATGTACATGCGGATAATCTCATTGAGATTCTCCCCACCTTCATGCTCTGTGGCCATGGCCTTTGCAATCTCAATAGACTCTTCAATGTCTGGCATATCAAAGAAGCACGTTATGTCAAAACGGCTCTTCATTGCCTCGCTCAGTGCGGATACATCGTTGCATGCGGCCATAACTCGGACTCTGGCCGGTAGTGTACGGTACCTCCCTCCTTTTGCCTGAGTATAGTACCCCTTTTCCATCACATCCCTAAGCATATCTTTCTTAGGGAATAACTCAAAATCATCAAAACATACTATGCCTTGATCATAGGCGTTCAGTAGTTTTGCGCCGTCATCTTTCCTTCGAGCATCTCCTTTTAATGTCGCCTGACTTGCCTCCATAGAGATGTACAATGCGTTCCATGAGTCCGTGAGCCAGTCTATAAGGCCCGTTTTGGCAGTCCCCGCAATCCCATAGAATAACAGATGCACACGCTGACGGGAGCGATCAGTGTCAAACCGACTTGCCAACATGCAAGTCAGGGCACGCTTTGCATCATCATTCCCTACAATCGTGGGGCAAATTAGATGAGGGAGAAAATCCATTGGATTCTCATCTTTTACAATCCCCATGATGTAATTTTTTGCGGACTCTAGTTCTTCAAGGGTATATACTGAATTAGACTGCACTCGTTAACCACCTTGCAATCGGAATGGAAGGGGAGGAGGATCCCCTTCTTAAGGCGCTTACTGCTGCCCCTTTTTAGTGCGGTAACTCTCACATACCCCTGCTCGGAACCCTGCCCTGTACACTGCCTTGATCATGTTCTGGACAGACATATTGGATGCAAGAGAACAGACTAGGGCATCCGGGCAATGAGCATCCCCGCCGTACTCATCACAATCTCCTTCTGGGCAGAAGCAGATCCGGAACTCCCCTGAGCCGATGTTGGTCGCTTTGGGCATCGTGGGGGGCTCCATGATTTTGTCTGTAGCCAACTTCACAGCCTCGGGGTGAAATGTGGCAATCCAGCCATCTTCAGTGAGATCCACCTTTGAGCCCAGAGTAGAGACTGCAATCTCTATAAAGTTCATGTCTGCGGGGATGAGGAATGGCTCCACTCCTACTTCCTCTCTAATCCGTGACTGGAGAGCAATCAGGTGCATAAAGGAATCAATCACACTATCTTTGGTGAATTCAACGGGGAGGAACACTATCGCAGATCCGGCCTCTACACATTTCATGGCAAAATCAGTTATCGGGCGAGGAGATACGCTGTCTTTAGGTGCTTCCATTTCAATCAACCTTCCTAGATATTCTTACTGACGCTTCAATAGGGATTAATCCCTGTCCGGGGACGATTGCCTTTGTTAGGTCATCCCGCTGCACGGTGAGGTACACATTCCCTGCACCCTCACGGATTGCTGAGACTACTTCCTCTGACAATGCAATCATCATCACATCGTCGCATAGAGTGTCGTGGATCACTCCCCCCGTCTTAAGGCGGAGGTTTGCTCGGATAAACTCGTCTCCATTCTTCTTTGTCTTTCTTCTGGCCATTGTATCAGATCTTCTCCCGCAGTGACACTGCCTTGTCTCCAACCAGGACGTACGCCTTACAGAGTTCAGCGACTTCTCGGCTGATCCCTTTCGCTTTCCCGGACCCTAGTGCTATCAGCACCTCTATTTCTTCATTGAAGGGGGATTCATCCACCATTGCAAGGCGCTGTTTCTTCCTCCTCCGAGTCGCTGCACGAACCGCTTTTGCCGATTTAAGGAGCCCTTCGGCAATGGTCACAAGACCCTCAGTGTCCTCCTCTGTGGCATCCCACAATGCGCAATACTGCGCCTTAGCGTCCTCAAGGGCTTCTTCACCTTTGATTGTGGGGATGTCGATCGTACGTCCTCTTTGGGGCGGTGCCATGACTACAATCTCCTCGGGACCAATGGCATTCTCCTCAGAGGGAGTTCCGGGTTCGGATTCCTCAGAGGGGGCCATTTCCTTTGGGGGATTAAGGGGCGGGAGCAAGGCTCTAGCCTCAAGCAGTTCTTCCATCATCTCCTGTGCACGCTCAGAGTCAACCCCTTCTGTGGCGACGACTTTTACTAGTTCATGGATCTTAGGCACTGTGTTGGGTGTGGGCCACAGTTCCGGGTCGCTGAAGATCACAAGGCCCCCGCCTACAGTCTGGTTCTCCTGCAGGTCTACAAAGATATCCAATTGTCCGATGGTCTGTGCGAGCGCTTCAGCGAAGGCTGAGGGCGTCCAGCCCTCGTAGTTGTTGGCGGTTCCGGTTACTACATACTTTCCGGCATATCTCATTTTCGATACCTCTCCCTTCAAGGATTTGAATCCTATCCGGGCAAATGTGGGGTAGAGGCGTGACCTCTGCGCCTGCCGGAACAGATCCCCACTCATCACTTAGCCTCAGACTTTGGTTCCTTTTTTCTTCGAGGAAGTACGGATAGGCTTCACCTCAGGAATCTCAATCCCTCCGTCCTTTACAATGAATACCCCTTCCCCAAGATATTCAGCCTCCATGAGTGCTTCTCCGAAGTAGTCAGTAAGCGCCACTAGGCTGGACGACACCACTATCTTCTCTTCTCGTTGGGGTTCTCCTTGTACTGTAGTGAAGATCACTGCTCTCCATGCCCCAAAGGATCCAGAGTTCCCGATAGGGGCATAATGTTTCTGGTCTGTCCTCCCATTACTCACTTTCGTTTCACTCCTGAGGGGGTTTATACGTGTCCGAATATTCATAAAGCGGGCAAACGACCATATCCTTAGCGAATTTGCACTGTGAAGGTGATTTGAAAGTCCTGCCGGGGAACCATGCGGGCTTCTCCCCCTCCGGTGTGCGCCCCAAAGCATACAGAACCGCTGCAGCGTTCTCAAAAGTCAAGGTAATCTGCCAGTCCCGATCCTTTGAGCCATAATAATCGCTCATAACTCTAGAGCACTCTGTACCTCTTGGGATCTCAATGAACCGCATTCCATAATTATCCCGATATGTCCCTCTCCCTTTCACTCTCACCGGGGTAAGCATCTCAAAGTCACACTCCATTGTATCTGGATTGAAATTGGAGAGGACACATCTCCATGCAGTACTTTGGATGGTAATACACTCTGTCTTTTCAGGGAGAGGTCTGTTGCACTGATCCTGCAGGGCTTCCATTTCGTATAGTTTCACCTTCAAGTCGAGGATCTCGTGGCTCAATGCGTCCGTCGCCATGTCTAAATCCAACTCTGCCAGCCACGCTGGGATGGATTTGTCCTCTCCTTCATAAATTGTGAGGAACACATTCTGATCTTCGCCACGGAGCGATACTCTTTTGTCGGCGTCTAGATAGATAGTCCACCAGTCCCCCGGCTTGCATTGGATCACCTCTCCAAGGCCCATGAGGAATCTCTTAGGCTCAAGGCACTTGAGGACAATGCGGCCCCCTATCCTTACTTTCGCAATCACCCACCTATACTCTCTCAGCACCTTCTCCTTGAGGATGTAGGTGCTTCGTACATTCTCCATTTCCTCAATCAGATCCCCCTTATGCACATACAGGTTGTCTATCTTCCCTTGGATCTCAGTGATTGCGGCCTGTTTCAGGGCAATGGCCTTAACTGCTTCGTCATTTGCTTTGATATCAATCATCTTGGCTCACTCCTTCAGTTCTGATCTGATCTTGCTCTGCTCACTATACCTTAAGACGGGAGTTAGTATACCCAGTTCATCCTTGCAAGTTCGTATTCTGGGTTTGACTCCTCGGATTTGACCATCGAAATTGATCTCTGCCAGCCTCTGTACTAGAAGTTCAGGGTCATTGTCGTGCTTTATCCTCAGCCGGATAATGCCATCACTTACTGTCAACCGGCAGGCTTTGTCAGGGGTCAGCCAACAAGTCCATTGCCCGCCCTCAGTCTGCAGGATCTCCTCCAAGCGCAATACGCTCGCATGCTCATTGAGGAACTTATGGCCCTGATCACACATCAGAGTCAAATCATCCCAATGGCTAAGATATGACCATGCCACAGTGTTCAGGGCTCCGCCTTCTGTGAGATACTTCACTCTGAGGGCGCTGATCTCATTCTTCACCTCTGTTAATCTCTCCTGTACTTTTGTTTGAGACTCCAGTAGGCTGACATACTGGTTTTCCTTCGCCTCAATCTGAGAGTGGATTGAGGTAAGTGATGCACTCTTCCCGGCTTTCATCGAATCCCGCCTCCTTAACAATAGTATCAATTCCTTGCTTGCCATAATATCCTCCGCAGGAGTTCACGATCCTGTTGTGCTCATCCATTACACGATACCAATACACTTCTCCAGAGAGATATGCATTGTAGAGTTCAACCTCGCCCTTAAGCGCCTTTGAAACCCGCTGCATGAACGAAGATGTACGCTCGCATTCTCCGTACAGATCACGGATCTCTTTTTCAGTGATGTAAATAAAGCCCACTTGCCCGCTATCCCAACCGCAAGCAAAGCCGGTGGTGTTCATCCGCCGTACCCCATGATCATAGAGGTAAAGCGGGAGCACAATCTCAGCATTGCAAAGATCCCTCAGGTTCTTTTCTAACTTAGACCATGACTCAAACGGGGGGAGTGCAGGGTCTACAGGGTCTCCGAGGTTGTACCGCTTATGGAAACATAGTATTGTCCCAAATGCGGCACCAAGGGCCTCTGAGCGAGGGTTCTGAGGGCAATGCTCCTGAAAGATCTGGAGAGTCTGTGCCGTGTAGAATTTCCCCTTTACAAAGCGGGGCCTCTGCTGTTTCTCAAAAACAGGGGTGCAAGGAGGAACCATCTCACACCTCTATGGGGTCTACAATGGGGCTCACTGTCCCTGCCATGAGGATGTTCCGCTCAGCATTGTCCAGCAAGCGATCCCGTGTTTTCCATGAAACCCGGTTACTGTGGGAGGCATAGTCTGTGATAGCATTGAAGATCTGCCAGCGGTTGGTTTCCAGAGGGATTGCAGGGGCGATATCTTTGCTGTGTCGCTCTCCGCCGGTCACAGTGCCCGTGAGGGTACGGACAATCTCATCATAGTCACTGAAGTTCACTGGTGACTCTATAGCGGCGTCCACCACTGTCTCTACCTGCCCTGCATTGGCGACCATATGCTCAACAAAGGTGTGGATCTTCTCACTGAGGCTTTGGATGTGTGAATCCACATGCCTCGCTGAGATGATCATCTCCCCAAGGCGGGCATGAGTCGATCCATTGAGACACTGCACCCTCCAGCAGAAAACATGGCCTCTGAAAGAGGTTTTTTGGTCATACTGGTTCCTGAAGCGGAGACCGTACATCATGCCCCCTCCCTCTTTGTCCTCATTGAACATCATCTCAGGGAAGAGGACATACAGTTCTGCGGTGTCCCCATGGTTCTCAATGTTCAACATCATCTCCCGGTCTATATCTGCACTCTCAATGGCGTCCAGTGCGGGGCCGAACCCCCCAATGTGAGAGAGCGGTTTGTACCTGTGACTCACAGGCATTGTCACTTTGTTCGTCCCGGTGTTCACAACCCCATAGATATTCTTAGTCTGTTCGTAATTGCCTTCATTCTCCCTATACAAAGGGATAATATCCACCCCATCAAGGGTCTGGATTGCTTGGCGGGCTTGATCCACACTCGCTTCGTGGTAGTCTTGAATGTACCCAATTCCAAATGTCGATACCATTCCCATTGCTCCTTTTTGTTTTGTTCTGGTCTTGGCCCCCCACACTCACAGGCATGAGCGAGCCAGAAATCACATAGCGGTCGCGGTCCGCTGCCCCTCTAAAAGGGAATGTGATATCCCCTTACTCCGAATCTTTATCCTGCTCCATTGTGACAGGGCTGTCTGGAAGGGCCTGTGCTGCGGTGTTTGCATCAAGCAATGCAGCCACCACATCCAAAACACAATCCATAGGGATCTCTATCTGTGATGCTCCGTCTCGCCCCTGAGTTGATAAGGCCGTCAATACGACTTTGTACTTGCCAGAGTCAGACTCGGGGGAACTGATCTTGCATCCCGAGCCCATCTTCATCCCTGAACTGCCTTTGTACCTCACATTGGTGTCTGCTCGCCACCCTATGATACGCTCTCGAAACGGCACTGCCATTATCCAATCCTCCTGACCCGCCGTGCAATATATTCTCCAAGCAATGCATCGAACTCCTCAGAGGGGATTCGATCCTTCTTGTCCACTCCAAGCGCTGCAATGTGCCTGCCTGTAGTACTGCCCCACACATTCTCAGACACAATCATCGTGCCCTCCTCATTGCGGAAGGCAATGGGGGTTTCATAGGAGAAATATATCTCCAGATTGTCCACCTCAAGCAGATGGGCTGAGGGCGACTTCATATAGTTTGAAAGTTTGCATACCATCTTAGTCATTTGTAACACTTCCTTTCTAAGGCAAATATCCGCACTCTAAGGGGCCGAACATGCTCAGAGGATGAATCATACCCATTGCTCTGTGGAAGCCCCTCAGATTTGCTGTACATCGGTCGGTTAATCCTCCTCCTGCGGCCTTACAAGCCGGTTCATGAGCATAGTGTCAGGGACTCCAATCCCTTCAAAATACTCAATCAGGTACTGAGCGTATTTCGTGAAGAACTCAATACCATTGAGAGTGAATGTCTCTTCGCTGTTCTCTGCTGCTTTGTGGTACGCATTTTTTAAGTCTTTGTATGTCACATCTCCGAAGTCTTTTGTTGACATTGGTTCCTCCTTGTCTACTATGGCCATCAGGCTAACATATGCTTTGATGTCGGCCATTTCCATCCACATTTCCCCCACATCAAAACCTTGCTGCTCTGCAAAGGGGGCCACTCGCACCTCAATATCCATGAGGATTAAGTTCAGCAAAGGCATAGGGAGACTCTCCCCCCCCACAATAGCATGAGTGGAGGAGGATTCAGCCCCCTTCTGCAATGCCTTATGCATATCATTCACTGTGACTTTCATGTAGCATCAGAATGTCTGGGCGGCGAAACCGCCGCACTGACAATATTCTCCCATTCGAGTCTCGCTCTGCGCCGGATTCAGTGTCGGGATAGATAAAGTCATTGCGGATCCCCGCATATGCAAAGGCCACCTTCCGGCTTACGATATAGACAACTCCTGTGTTCGGTACCGGCAATGGCTCATGGAAGAACCGCCTTTGCACAACATCCTCACCGGGGATTGACCTATCAGGGAGATCCACACTGGCGAGGCGAATGGTAAGGGGGGAGGGAAGATATGAGCGGATAGATCCGTCCGACCTCCGCTTCCTCACCTCATGCCCTGTAGCGTTAACGACAGTCACTGAGACCCCTTTACTCCCTAAGAATCACATTTCTGTTGGTCTTCTTCGAGGGCTTCTTTACTCCCCAACAATACACAGGATCCTCTATGGGATCCCAGTCCAGTTCTTCATCTTCCGTCTGCAATGATTGCTGGTACCCTCGCCCCCACCCGAAACCATAATAGTCAACCAGTGGGTGCTGCTCTACAGTGATATTCTCAGTGCCTTTGATATCAATGGCGGGGGTTTGCCACCTCACTTTGCTCTTAAGGCGGAGTTTCAGCCCCGGAGCCGCCGTTATGCACACTCTCGCATCTGTAATGTCTCCTTTACAGTAGAGTACAGATGCATCGAAATTGACATTTATGGAGTTCTCATCTGTCCCTGAGAATACATTCATATTCATGGGGTGGCTGTGGAGTACACAATTGTACCCTTCTGCGCAGAGCCTGCTCATGTCCTCAGTGTCATAATCGACTGAAGCCCCTCCAACGGTTTGCTTCGGGATTACATAGTCTTCACATTCCACTACGAAGCCGTTCTTTGCCCAACCCCCCTTAAGGAGAATTGAAAACTCCAACCCGGAGTATTTGCTTTGGAGGGCATTGCAAAGGGAAAGGATGGATGGAGGCATACACACCTCTGGAATGTCCTGCACATTCACAGAGGCTTTGAATACCTCGGGGCCACTCGATATGGCCCTCATTTTGCCAATGTACCCGTGGGACTCCGCCTTACTTTTGATTGCTCTTGTTTGCTTTCTTGCTGCCATTATCTTCACTCTCCATTGTTTATTCTTGCGCCCTTCACGAGGATATTCAGTAGATCCTCAATTTCAAACGAAACAATGCATTCCGTGGCGGTCCGCATTCCCTCAATACATGCGTAATTCACAATCACTGCCGCAAGCAGTGCAGGTGCCCCTACGTATGAAGGCACCACCCGATACCTCACAGTCCGAGTCCCAAACACGGACTCCAGCACAGGGTTTGCGTGGACGGTGACACTTGTACCGTCATAACCGCCTGTGATCTCGCAGGGGTCGGTGCCGGGGAGATCCAGAGGTTCTATACTGTCCCTGCAGTCGAACACCAGGTACCCCGAAAGTGTCTCCTTCAGGTATTGTGGCATGTTGTCTGTCCGGCACTGGAACGGCATTACATTCACATAGGGGCGGCGTTCTAGTATCAGTTCCGCCACTGCCTCCACTTTGCTCTTCCCGATCTGCGCTGTTGTGAATAATGTGCGGTTCAGGTTGCTGGCTTCTACGATGTCGTCGTCAATGAGGACAATGTCCCTTGCCCCAGCCAATGCCAATTCCAATGCAACCCACGATCCTACGCCTCCAACCCCCACAACACAGACAAATTTAGGGGCTGAGACCTCATAGAGATCTCTCTGTCGGTCATAGATCTGATCATTGTTTTCAAGGCTCATGTGTGGAACACCTCCTCATCCCATTCTCCTTTTTCATAGGCTTTCATGATGTATTCGGATAGGCCAGGGTATTCATCGGCAAACTGCCTGCGGAACCCGATGTCTACCAGATAGTTAATCATATGGCTGGCGTGATTCTCCCACATGCTGTGGTAATACAGGGTCTCCATCATCTCAGGGATCTTAGCGATGTTGGCAATCTCTGTAGCCTCCAGTTCCCCTACGCACATTGTGGTGAAATCATTTGGATAATCTCCCTGTACGTGCGGATGGTGCCCCTTTGCCACTGGATTTAGTATCCGAGTGCCTACTCTCACCTTTATCTCATAGATAGTGAACTTTCCCTGGTACTGTTCAGGGAGATTGAATATCTTATTCCTGAACATCAGACGGGTTGCAATGATCGGTTGATCATACACCAAATACTGACCTTCCAACCTCCATCCTGTGCCATCTGTCAGGGCGCTGATCGTCTGCGCTGCTTTCTCGAATGCATCTTCCTCTGCGCTGCGTCTTTGACGCTCCATCCGCATCAACTCAGATTGTGCGGCATTCTTGAACGCTCGTACCGCAGACAGATAAGCCTGCGCAACCTCCTTCTGAGGAGCGTATGACTCTGCCAATTTCCCCACCATCCCGTCTGGCAATTGGAGATTGATTGACTTGAACCGCCCGCCCGACATTGGGAGGTGGACCACTGCAGGGCGCTCCACAGTCATATCTCCGATCCAGTCGATGTTCTGAGATTCCGAGCCTGCAGAAGCGAGTGAGGTACACACTGCAGGTGCCTGTTCATCTGCATCGCTCCGGTTTATCATAGTCTGTGCTATGTATCGCCATGCGACGAACTGGACAAACGCACCCAGGTTCCTGCGTACGAAATCGTATGCATTCTGCTCCTTGCCCTCTTCTAAGGGGCGGTAATAACCTGAAGCGACATTGGTAAGGTTCCCTTTATAATGAGGAGGGAGCCTTTCAGGAGCATAGCCCAACGCAATAGCAAAGGCGTATATGTCACTGTACGTCACAGGGGGGGGCGAGGGGGGGCTTAACACAACGGGGTGTGCATCACTATAAAGCGAAGGTGCCCAGAACACTATTTGATTTTCATTCTTAGATATTGCCATTATTCCAATCATAATGCCCACCAAAATGTGAAAAAGGGAGATTATGCCGTTTTAGCGGCATTGTATGCAGTGATCTCCACGTTTCCTGCATAGGGGAAGTCGGACCCTTTGAGGTTCTGGCCACACTTAGAACCACTCCTCGCAACGGGGATATACTGTGGGAAACCACAGTCAACGGCCATTGCTTCCATATCCTCAAGGGAAATGGGGTGTGCCACTTCTTTCGATACTCCCTTTGCATTGCATGAGAGGGTATAGAGTTCCACAATGCCTTTTGCCGCATTGTATGCAGTGATCTCCACGTTTCCTGCATAGGGGAAGTCAGACCCTTTGAGGTTCTGGCCACACTTTGCGCCGCTCCTAGCGACAGGGATATACTGTGGGAAACCACAGTCAACGGCCATTGCTTCCATATCCTCAATGGTTATCGGGTGGTTGTACTGCTTTGCCGTACCCTTTGCGGTGCATGAAAGGGTGTTGAATTCAACAAGTTCTGCCATTTTCTATGTCTCTCCTTTGTGTTTTTTTAGGTTTGGCCCTGCACACCACACCTCCGGCATGGCATACAGAGCAAACCCCTATGCGGTCACGAACCGCCGCTTTCTAAAAGATAGGGGTTAGATATACTTCATAAGGTCATCGAGATAGGCATCCAGAGAGGAATACCCATCCTCTATTGCACAATCTATTAGCCACCTGCTGGGGTGTGCAATGATATCCTGTTTGTATTCCTCTCTGATTGCATCATACCGCCTTTGATATTCCTCTGGATCAAGCGGGATATGCATAGCCAATTGCCCATAGATCTCATTGCCTTTACGTACCAATGCCTTGTCTTTGCTATCTATCAGTATAACCTCTACACACCCTCCACTGAATATTGCAGTCCTGATAACCTTTACACTGTCACTCTCTCCGCCTACCATCTCCAGTGCCGTTCTAAAGTTACACTTATCCAAAAGGGGAGAGTATTTGGTACGGTTTGCCAATTCATAGTACCCCTTATAGCGCTTGCCCATGAACGCCTGTCCTCTCCACATATTCATAGGCATTGTTATCCCCTCGCTTTCACATTGACATATGCCGGTGCATCATATTTGTCCCATGCTCCTGTCTTTGTTACTGCAATGCCCTCATCCTGTGCCTCTTTCTTTGCTTTCCCTGTGGCAACAAAAGAATCACAGTATATGTGCTTGTTACGTGATACTCTCTTACCGTCCACATTGCATTTGGTAAGATAGTAAGAGTGCCGCTTTGCATTGACACAATCTTTGCACTGCACCATATATCGTATGGATTCAATACATTCTTTCTTCATTGTCATTATTATCTACTCCAATACATTGGTTCACATGGGGGGGGGTTTTCCTATGCTCTCCCCCTATGCTCTCCCCTATGTAGGGGTTCCACCGGGGCCGGGGCCGCCGG